CACATGAATAAAACTGACTTATATACAACAAACAATAACACGTCACAGATGTCGCACAGCGCCAAATTCGGAGTCAAATTAAAAGGCGCTCCGTGACGATTTGATTTACTTTCAATTAAAACACAACAGCCTACAATGTCAACGACACGAAACAATACCAATGTGATGGACTCATGCGAGTCAGAAGACGAATGGGTATGCAATGACGAGGTCAGTAGACTATCAACAAGGTCGGTTGACTTGTTTCACATCCCTATTACGTCCAAACAATTGCATTTACCAAATCGTCCCAAAAGCAGGCAATTACAAAGGCCCGACGTGGGGAAAAAGCGACTGGCGATAAAGAGTGGCCTGTTGCCCACTGTTTTGGTCAGCCCAATCTGTCCTGCAGCCAAAAGGATAAAGACAGAATACAACCGACGTATTACGGTCATTCGATGCTCTATTCCAGATGCCTATACCAAAATTAGAAAATTGAATTATGAAAGAAAAGAATTGACAAGAGGTGCCGAGATTAACCATGCTGAGATTAGCAGAGTCCAGAGTGAATTAAACAAGAACCATGATATTATTTTTAGAGCACAGTCTCAGATGCGAATTGCTCACCGACAAAAAAAAACAAAACTTGAAAAAATCAAAACCCCTGCCGTTTTCAGGTATTTGACAAACAATGACAAAAAAGCTGCAAAGTTGGCCAAATTTAACACGTGGTCACCGTTATTACAGTAATTTGCACCGCTTTGCCGCACGGTAGGTGCTTATTTCAATTTAAATTCGCTGGTTCCATCGGATTTCTGGTAAACGTAAAAAAAGACGTTTGGTATTCTCATCGTAACCATATTGACTGTTATGTTGTGTCTTGAATAAATGTCATGTCCCCTTCTACCGAGTAGATATAAACAATTAAACAAACAATTAAACAAAATTTGTTTACTGTTCGGTCCACTTATATGCCTGCCACTAAATCTGTTATTTCTTGGGGTTCATAATTTCGTAAAAGGCTGCTTTCTTTACAATTAAAAGTTTCTGAAAAGAAAAGACATTCGAAGGCCTTTCTGTAGTGACGGCGTGCTTTTTCGTATTGGCCAGACACCACCTGGGCATAACCACGTTGCACAATCTTTTCAAATTCACTATGTGGTCCATAACATAGCTCCTTTAATTCAACGGATGAATTACAGAAAGGTTGTTGGGACCCATGAAGATAAGGTGTAAACCCGTACGGAATGTTCATGTCTCTCCATTTTTCCAATGTTTTTTTAGGCGTATGTGATGCAAACATACCGTGCCTAACAAATTCTGAACCGTTTGCATGTGTCACGTACAACCATTTTGACTGATATTCCGATTGAAGCATATAGTGAATACCGTCGATGGCCCTTGATTCAAAAGGTCTCCATAAAGGAGGCAGTAGCACTACGGTCTGTTCCCAAACACGCAATAACACGGGTATGAAATCGCGTCTTACGATGTACGCGTGGGTGCCAGTACTAAGACATGTTTCCGAATATTCAAGGTGGGTAGCTTCATATTTTTTAGCATCGCATTTTTCACGTTCGGCGCCTGCGAGACGAATCACAAACCAATCCTTTTTTATGGAGCTCACGTTCAATAATGATATTCCTACCGGGTGCGCATCATCTTCCAGAATCAAAGTGGTATTCCAGCCTAAATTGTAGGCAGTTCGCAGCGCTTTTATGTGTGAAAGACCGGTGCCAATATGACCATTGCCCGGCGTTTCAATCCCACGAATCATCATCGGATTGTTTTTGGATATGGTTTTCCATTCTGATTTCCAGGTTTGTTTGAAGGCACGCCTCCGTTGTTTTGCCGCTGGTAAATTGATATATAATATTCCATTCAATGTCGCGGACACGCAACCAATTAATAGAAACAACAACATAATACATTGATATAAAAATAAATAGTTTTAATGTTGAATATGTGTTACTTATATTATTAATCGTCTAGTAATTTTGACGGAAAATATGTTTTAAAGTTCGTCTTCGTCTTCGTCCTCCTCTTCGTCCTCCGCCAGAAACTAAAACAAATTATTAGCGAAGCGGCCAACTTTTTTTAATTTTTACGGAACCCATTTTAATGGCTTTTCGAGTAGAAGTTTATTTAACTCATCCACCTCTTTATTAGTAACACTGACCTCATCGTCCTCACTGTGAAGGTCACAACGTGGTCTATATAATATAGCCAATAGTATTGCGACGATGATAACAACCAGAATACCATTTATTTCCAAATCAGAACCCGACATATTTATCGGTGCACGATGGTTTGGATCAATCTCATACGGACACGTAACTTCAATGCGCGCCTTGTCTGGACCACAATGATGAGAACACTTGAAATAACGCGTTTGGCCTTGAATCATACCGCCTAATATAGTGAACGTTTGGTTGATATTTGTTGCATCCCCCCAAATTTCTTTTGTGACGTTGGAGCTGCAATCCGCAGCTTCTGTCTCCACTAAATCATGAAAGCCATTCCATATAACGAGGACGGTATCTTCGGCACATGCTTCTATTTTTGAGACACCTGGTCCAAATACAACTGTTATTGGTGTAGGTGCTGGCGGAGGTGTTGGTGCTGGCGTAGTCGTGGGCGTAGTCGTGGGTGTTGGCGTAGGTGTAGGTGTAGGCGTTGGTACTGAAGTTGGCGTTGGCGTTGTGGCACCATCAAACATATTATGTATGGCAGCAGTGGGCGGGATATCAAACAATGGTTGATTAAACGCTGCGGCACCAGAAAACATGTATATCATCTTCACCACACTGGACGTGTCCCATGAGTTCAGCGGCTGGTTAAACGCTGCGGCATTCATAAACATGCCAGTCATATCCACCACACTGGACGTGTCCCATGAGTTCAGTGGTTGGTTGAACGCCGCGGCACCCTGAAACATGTTACGCATATCCGTCACCTTGGACGTGTCGAACAACGCCAGCGGTTGATTGAACGACTCGGCTTCAGAAAACATTTCACGCATATTCGTCACTCGGGACGTGTCGAACGTCAGCGGCTGATTAAACGCTGTGGCACCCCAAAACATCTCCTCCATGTTCATCACCTGCGCCGTGTCGAACGTCAGCGGTTGATTGAACGCTCTGGCACTATGAAACATGGAACGCATAGTCGTCACCTTGGCTGTGTCGAACGTCAGCGGCTGATTGAACGCGTGGGCACCAAAAAACATGAAACGCATGTTCATCACCTGCTCTGTGTTGAACGTCAGCGGCTGGTTAAACGCTGCGGCATTCATAAACATGCCAGTCATATCCACCACACTGGACGTGTCCCATGAGTTCAGTGGTTGGTCGAACGCCGCGGCAAAAAGAAACATATCAACCATAGTTATCACTTTTGACGTGTCCCACTCGCCAATCGGTTGGTTAAACGCCGCGGCACCAGAAATCATCCTACTCATATCAGTCACTTGCGACGTGTCCCACTCGCCAATCGGCTGGTTGAAAGCTTGGGCAGCCAGAAACATGCCCTCCATATTCGTCACACTGGACGTGTCCCACTCGCCAATCGGTTGGTTGAAAGCATAGGCACGCAAAAACATGTTCTTCATGTTCCACACTTTGGACGTGTTCCAGCTTCTGATTGGTTTGTTGAATGTACTCTTACAAGACACTGTATAAAACAAGTCACTCATGTCGGTGATCAGAGAAGTGTCCCATTGACTGATGTCTGCATCCGGTGTGGCACAGTCGTCTTCCAGTGATTGGATAAGTTCACTTTTGTCAGCGGGTTGAAATGCTTGTGCAGATGTGAGACTGAGTGCAAGTAAAAGACGTTTCATTATTTATGTGGGGTGACTTGTATTTATAGTGTTATTTTTTTGGTGGGTTAGTTACATGGTGAGCATGCGTCGTTTTTTTGGAAACGCAGGATGCTCTGTGGGTGCTGCACCCGTCAAACCACGTTACGCACGACTCGCATTCTGGAGGTTTTTCTTCGGGACACATTGGGAAGGCACAGTTGGCATCTCTGCTCAAACGGGTTCCATCTAAACATTCTTTCATATCCGTGGTACATCCACAACCCTGCACATTCGGATTGTTTTGACAATATTCTTTAGTCGTTTGTTTTAGCTTGCACGCTTTGCACGAAGCTACCATAGCCTCGCAACAAAACTTAAATTGTCGGTCTATTTCTTCTCCACGTTTGACTACCTGTCCGTCACCCATGGCTAAAATTGTCATGGGTAAAATGAATAGTGGCCAAAGCATAATAATACAAAATACAGATTGGTTAAATAGTATAAAAAAATCATTCTAACTTTTTAATTTTAGCTTGTAATGTAGTGGCGTACTCTTTTAAAAATTCCGACCTTAATAACAAGTCGGACTCTTGTAGTGGTTCTCTCGTCATGGGGTCCGTTCCTTTCTCCCGTACCCATTTTAACAACGATTGTCTGTCGTAATAGTGGTCATTGATGGGTGTTTTGACGATATCGGTAGTATAGTCGTTTAAAATGGGACACTGCATCATGTGGGTAATGTCCTCCCATTCCCCACTGGGTTCGTATTTGGATTCTAATTTTTTCATAATAGAACAGAGGGCGGATGTAACATTGGCCACTACGGCTTCCAAAATCATATTGGGTACAATGTCTTCACATAGTTCTATGGCCCTATCAGCGAATTTTTGTTGTTTGGCCTGTCGAATCATAAAACGACAAACATTTTGCGAGACGGTAGTCCTTTCGTCTTTTAAAAGAATTTCAATGTGCGCAATGCGTGAATGTGAGCAAGCATGTTCGAGGGGCAGGCGCTTATTTTTCAATCGGACATTTGGGTCGAGACCTTTGTCTAGACAAATGCCCAAGTAATATGCTGGGACTGTCATGAGACTTTCCATTTGTGTTCTTGGTACCTCGTTGACTCTTGTCAATACTTCTTTAAACAAGGCTCTGTGTTGTCTTCGGATCGCGGAGGAGATACATGGTGCTTCTAGTGTTCTAGCGAGTTTCACACAGTTGATGGCAGTCGCTACGTGCATTTTACCGACGATTTGCAACCATTGTAGCGTCGAAGGCTTTAATCCTGACTCGAGACATTTGATTAAAGTTGTTGAGTCGTTGATGCGGATGGCTTTCTTGAAGCGAATTTCTATAATATTTGTCCTCGATTTTTCACGGACGATTCGCTGTCGCTCCTGCTCTGGTGTTGGTTCGCGCACCGTGTGCACTGTAGGGGTTATATTGATTTGTATTTTTGTTTTTTGTTGTGTGCCGACGTCAGGCCTATAAATGATAGTTGGTTCAAGCCTCTGTCTCTTGATCATAGTCGGGTCTATGAGGTCTGGAGGTTCCCGAGTAACATTCATGTACCACTAAAAAAGGCATTTATATACCTATAAATCGGATCTTTAATAAATAGTGACACATTAGTGATGAATTTGTATAAAATCAATTTCCAACATTTCGTGGGTGTGGAAGACGTCCGAAGAGAGATGAATCTGAACGAACAGACATTTGAATTACTTATAGACCAATTTGAGTATCGTTACAAGTCTTTAAATATGGCGTTTTATGACAATATAAAATGCGTGCCGTGTAAGATGGCATGTCAATTTATACAGTGGTCCATGGAAAATTCCTATAAAACGTCAGATTCACTGTCGAAATTTAATCGGGATTTAAAGCCTTACTGTAAAAAAATTCCCAAACGCGTGTTAAGTCGGTCTTTGCGAGTGGAGATAGCCTACAGACAAGAGTACAAGTGCAACATGTGTGGACTATTTCCGATACCGCCTAATTTCGAAGTAGACCACATCGATGAATTACAAGATGGTGGCGCGGACGTCTCTGAGAATTTACAGGCGCTGTGCCCTGGTTGTCATGCTGAAAAGACGCGTCTAAATCGTTTACGTAAGAATGAAATATTTAAGAATCAAACCACAGCCAAGTATGAGCGGTTGGTTGAACAACCGGAAAAAGTGTTCTCTAAATACTTTTCTAAAAATGCACTATAAAATCATCAGTACAGTTGATGTTAATGTATATCGTCGGTATATCTGTTTTAGTGGCCTTGATATTTACGCTTCGATGGCCTTCTTTGTTGTTACATTTAGTGGCAACCATTAGTCTCTCCGGTGCGGCACTATCTTGGTACGAACACAATGTATATTGGTGGTTTGTTACTCTATCAGTCACATTTATTTCGACAACCATTGCGTCCTCTTTCGAATTATATTCGAATCGTACATTACAGAATGCGCATGAAATCATGCGTCAAACAACACCCTGTTGTATACCATATATAGGTTGTACGAATAGTAAAAGTGTGTTGACATTGACGTGCATCGGACGTGGTCTTGCGGGCTTATCTGCGACGGTATCATGTTATGTATCGTTTACACACCGCGATACATTTTGGCAGGAAAGCTTCCCAGTCCAAGTGGCCTGGACAGTGACGACCAGTCTCTGGTTGATGGCACTGTTGCCTTATTTCATTTGTCTTATCCAATGTGCCGAGGAAAAGGTTAAGAAAGACAACGACATCGACAACGACGTGGATAAGCAACTCTATTCCTTTCGTAAATATGTTGCGATGTGGCTTGTTCATGACGTTGTTCTTGGATTGTTTTGGCTGTACTTGTCAATAACGTTGCACCATCTTTTAAAGGATGACGATTCGGAATGGCGCACTATATTTTTATCCATGATTTCATGGCACATTATCGTCTTTGTGATTCGTGAACTCTATTTTTCAACTGTGTGGTCGACAGAGACGCATGTTTCGTGTTGCGCTCCTACTACACGGTCTCGATGGGGAGATATTTTTTCTTTAGTAGGTATGGCTATAGTGTACGTCGTTTTAGTACACATCGTGCGTGATTCCGTAGACATGGGATGTTCGACCGAAAACGTTATTTTCATTTGCATCGCATTAATCGTGGCTTGGTTCGGTAAGTTATTATCTTTGCCCATCGTACCAGTCGACTTAAAAGCGTTAGTAGACTTCAAAGCGACGACATCAGTAGACTCGGTCGGAGTTGACAGAGGGTTAATTAAAACGTTAAAAATAGATTTTTAATTTGTTTTTTAATAAAAATCAGTATATAAAGTATTATTGTTTCTATTATTAAATATGTCTCGGTTAGCTTTTCGTTCACCCGACACATCGCCCTGTCCAGTTGATTCCACGCCTGTCACGTCCAAACACCATATTATTCTCGAAGCGACTGTTAAACCGGTCGGTCTTAATAATTATAACAAAGAGCATGTTACGCAACAAGCCAGTGCTTTGAAAGAGTTAAGAACACAAGGTAAAGATTTGTTTGAAATGAACGAAACGCGAAAAGTCGAAAGTAGTGGCACCACGCTCTACCAAACAACGGAAATGTACGGAACTGCGATGTCCATCGAAAAAATTACAGCGGCTCTCAAAAAATCGGACCTCACACTCCGAGTTAATTTCAGAAGACCTGGAGTCCATTCGTCCGCAACGTGTATGGAATTATCTTCGGGTACACTGGAGAGGCTTATGTCGACGTCTTCTGACACACAAAGTCATAAAATCGTGGAGTTGCGCGTAAAACAGGAACAATCAGCTACGAAACCTAGTCATGGTGCGTTGTTTGTGGCAGTGACATGCAGAGGAACCCAACATTATTTGTCTCATATAGATTATAAAATTTTAGCATCTTATGATGCAATGTATCACGAATCAAATTAATCTTCTTCTTCTTCTTCTATATTCTGTTTAGAACCGGCCGCTTCGCTAACATTAGAACCATCACCGGCGGTAGTGGTTATCTCTGTAGATGGTTCACCCAATTGTTCGTATGGTAGGGAGGCATTTGAACATGCGTGTTGCGAGTACGTTTTCCATGAAATGACACCATTCTGATAGTGTGAGTACAATTCCCCGTGTGAAAGGAATGGTGAAATCGGAAAAATAATTTCCACTTGTAGGCGCTTTTTAAGCACGTACACGTCTGCAATGTCTGTTCTTTTTCTCTTCTTGTTTTTGATTGCTTTTAACAATTGTTGTTGGATATCCTCGGCGTAGATGATGGAATAAATTTGTTCACATACAGCTTGCACTCCAGTTTTCCAACCAAGGATGGTTTTTTTGAACGTTTGGTGTGTACCCTCTTCGTCAGACTTGTGTGGGGTGTCGGACATAAGCAGTCCCCTTGGAATGCCCATCACGCCACAAACAACGTCTTGAAATGTTTTAATTTGTGCGTTAATATCGCCACGACCCGTTTGCATGGGTACATTGACAATTTTTTGCCCGAGTGGTATATTGACCAAGTTTCCGAGTACATTACCACCAACAGATGCGGGTCTTCCACCCGCAAAAAAATCGTCGTACATCACCTGTTGATTACGCAGGGCAGAAACATTATGACGGTCGCGATTAAATTTGTTATCGGAACTTGTGTCTTGCATGTCACCATCGGCATAGTAATCGTAATTAACACCCTCTACATTATCTACTTTCGTATCCACGGCTTCTGTCATTAGAACTGGGTCAGCGCGTTTCTGTTCCATGGCAATACACGTGCCCCGCAATATATTGACGTATTGGATTTCTGGCATTAAATTCGCGACAACCGACGTCATTTGTCCAGACACGTCGGGCGAATGTCCAAACAGGTCAAAAACATGGGTATCAGGGATTTCATTTTGTTGTTCATCGAGGACCATGTATTCGCGCAGACCGAGAACATAGTTCATTTTAACGCGACACGCCGCTGGGTCTATCACTACTGGAACTTTGAGACCATCCTCCAAATGAACAATGCGAATAATACCAATGCCAATAGCGAGCGCCTGGTCTATCAGTTGACGACAGCATGGCAACCAATAGTCGGTCATAATTTCTTGCATGTGGGGGTCAGGTCTGACACGACCACGACGATGGGAAAATTCGATACCGTTGCCAAACAGATGATGGTGAATCACGTTACGACACATGTACAACATGGGTGTCGTTCGCAATACTTTAGTATACTGATGCATACTTTGGTGTGGTAATGCTATACCTTGATCCATATTTACCAAAAAGTGTCGGTCCTTTTATACCTTTTTTACCAACGTGATTCTACAATTTCGATGGCGTGTTGCCACAAGCATGCTTGAGCGGCGGTACGGATCACTTTTGTTACAGGCATAAACGTAATGCCCGAAATATATTTGAGTGAAAAGGGATATTCGCGTGTTATCACCTTTGTTTCGGAAGCGTAGGTTTCCTTGCATTGGACAGACTTCACTGATTGTCCCGAAAGAACTACACGGGCGTTCACAACTGGGTCTTCCGAACAAATGTATATATAAGATTCTTTCATGGGAGCACCGTCCAATTCGATATTTTTATGCGTAAAAAGGCTGTAATCTGTCTCTTTGCATTCTTCCGCTAGTATAGTATTGACATGGCGCATTTTAACACGCCAATATACGTCTTCTAAGTTATCAGAACCCACTATCGCTCCAGGTGGTTTGTTCAAATCCTCTAGGTCCGACATTTTAATAATAACAGGTGTTGTGTCTCGGAGGACAGTCCATCCTACGATACATAACAGAACCATGCCTATGGTATAGATTAAATAACGCTGGCACTTTGGTCGTTGTGCATCACGGTACACATTTATGCGATGTTGTCGACAACACCGTTGCATTCATTTTTGAAAAACAACCCTATATATACGCATGTCGATAAGTAAACGGATTCTATGAAAACAGTCAACATTCAAGAAAAAAGACATTCTCACAAATCACTGATTGATGCAAAAGAGGCATTTTTGCAAAAGTTGGAAAAAGCACTCTCCAAGGAAAACAGTATTTCTAGCGTCCTGTCTAAAGTCGAACGACTTCCAGCAGGTGAAACAAAACAGAGGGATGCAAACATTCACATCTCGTTTGGTGCACAAAAGTGGCAAGATGAAAATGGAAAATCATTTCTTGATCATTTCGTCTATAATGTCAATTCAGCCCATCGGCATAAAATCAATGCAGAGAAAATTAAAGCGTTGATTGAGAACACGAATCGCGAACTGGTAGTCATGAAACGATTAGAGGAAGAAAAGAAAGAGCCCAAGTCATTTTCTTCATTGAACATTCATTTCAGACGCGGTGTCGTCAAACCCACTGAACCTGTCGATGTTCCCGAAGACTATCATTGGGAAATGCAATCTGAACATGACTGTTATCAGACATCCTGGTCACAAATTGGCGTTACAGGTGACACTGATATTCGTCCTCGTCTGTCCTCTGGAGAAGTACGTCTGTCTTATCGCGATGGTAACTTTGTGTCCAACAAAATCAAGTTGAGCACCGTTATCAAACGTCAAGCCGCGTCGGCCAAACGCAAACAGTATCGCTTTGAACGTGACGACACACAATTTCAACAAAAATGCAAGGGTGTCGCTGGTAGAATTAAACGCATGTTAAATCCCAGTCATCACATTGTGAATGCTAATTTTGCAACTCGTGTATTCCAAGACCGAGTAGTTCAATTGCAGCAACATCTTGGAAGCGAAGTTGCTAACGTCAGTATCGACAACGACGAGCCAGAAACATACGGGCCGAACGAATCAAAATCAATTGCTATTTATATTGCTGAACTCTGTGAAACAGGCACAACCTACGACGATAATTATGTACACATGATTGAATTCATCGAACCGACGGTGTATCTTAATCCACGTGGCTTGCACAAAGAACTCAAAGATATTTACGAGGGTAAACGTGTTTCATTGGAACTGCCTGTCACCGTTGTCGGTACTCGGTCTGCTCGCATCGGTCAATTAGAACGCAACATTCAACAACAAGAAAAAGCCGCCAAAGCCCGCAAAGAAGCAAACATTGCTCAAGAAAAAGCCTTACGCAAAGCTAAACTCGTCCAAGACGCCAAAGCCCGCAAAGAAGCAAACATTGCTCAAGAAAAAGCCTTACGCAAAGCTAAACTCGTCCAAGCCGCCAAAGAACGCAAAGAAGCAAACATTGCTCAAGAAAAAGCAACGAAAGCAGTGGAGGAAGCCAAACTCGTCCAAGCGCAAGCCGCCAAAGAACGCAAAGAAGCAAACATTGCTCAAGAAAAAGCAACGAAAGCAGTGGAGGAAGCCAAACTCGTCCAAGAAGCGGAAAAAACAGAAAAAGCAAGCCAAGAAGCTGCGGATGAATTGGCCCAAAAAGCGCAAGAAGCGGAAGAAGCTGCCAAAGAAGCTGTCAAAGAAGCCAAAGAGCTCAGGCTCGCACAAGCCGCCCAACAAGAACTCCGACTCACACAAGAGAAAGCTTATAAAGATGCACAAGAAGCTATGGATGTCGAGATAGAAAACGCGTCGCGCAGCGCCCAATTGCCCGAAAATATCAAAGGATTCATCAAAACATACGAAACAAAAATAATCGGCTCCAAAACAGTAAATCCAGGGTGGTGGTTCAAGGCCGATGGTAAATATTACCATCGGTCTGACACTGGGAAAACGACTGCTAAAAAAACGCTCAAGAAAGCAAACGATGCAGGGTGGTATGAACACGTTACGTTAGCTGTGCAATCCCTCACTGAGGACCAACTGGCCTTTGTCAAACACGTGTTTGAGACGTATGATATCAATGGTGACGATAAGATAAGCGAGCTGGAGATGGTGAGAGCCTACTTTGAGGGTAAAACCAGAGTCAAAGCGAGCGGTGGAGCTAAAATCATTCGTGAAAACGACGACGACGGTGACGGTTCCATTAGTGAAGGAGAGTTTATCAAATGGTGTGTCATTTCCGGTGTCTTCGACGATAAATCGTGGAAAGACGCGGCCGCAGAATTTAAAGCGCCAGTAGCGGACGAACCGACACAGCAAGAAACATTTGCATCCATCGTAGTGGACAAAGATTTGCCATATATGATTGGAGATGCCACTCAAATCAGAAGCGTGATTGACTCGTCGGTCAATAAAGCAGCTTGGGGAAAAGGTAATGTCGTCAGAGAACTTACATCAGCAATAGACCAAGATTTTGTTGGACCAGCTCAAGAGTGGCTTGTCGGCGCCGGTGCCGATGGATGGCTCTCGGGTGGTAATATTGTCAATATGTCTGAGAATGATTCTGTTCGAATCTTTTACGTTCCAATGGACACCGCCAAGGAGTTTGCGGTCACACCACGTGGAAGAGCTAATAAACAATATATCAATGCAAGAGCAATATGTACTATCTACGTTGAGAAAAACACGTTTGTCCGGAACGACGGTAAAAAGGGACAGGGAAACGTATTTGTCTTGAAAGATATCGCAACATCCGAAAGTGGTGCTAAATTTTTGCTGTCGTCTGCGCTCGAAACAATGTCCAATGACAATCCAGATGTAAAATCCGTCGTTACACAGCCGTTTAATGACGAAAATTTTGGTACAAGAGAAAAATCTTTCGTGAGTTGGGGATTTCGAAAGATTGAAACTTCTGTTTCACCCGCAGCCGTGTCCCCGGGATTAATGATGTTGGACGAAGATGAATTGATGTCGAAGCCGGGCGAATTGTCGGCCATGATTCAAAACATGACAGACGATTGGATTTCTTCCGATGAGGAATTAGATTTTGCTGAACAATCAGAAAACGAGTTTCCGTTTGCAGCGTCCTCGTCCTTGGACACGGATTCCGACATGGAGTTTGCACAATCGTCGGAGAAGGGAGAATCTTCGGAAAAGGGAAAGACATCTTCCGGCATGGAGTTTGCGGAATCGTCCGCCGCAGAGACAGATTCCGACATGGAGTTTGCAGAATCATCGGAGAAGGGAGAATCTTCCACTGGTTCGGAAAAGGGAAAGACATCTTCCGGTATGTCCTTTCCTTGCTCGTCCGCCGCAGAGACAGATTCCGACATGGAGTTTGCAGAATCATCGGATAAAATTTCTTCAGCTTCAGGCATGGAGTTTGCGGAATCATCTGCTGTAGAGAGTGACTAAAATTACATATAAAAGAGATTAATATATATTCATAAAAATGACTCATAAGATTATGTTGTGTTTTGTCCGGTCTGATTCAGATATCCTCGAATCTTCATGGTTAAATAGAGTAGCAGCCTCGTTAGCTACAACAGAAGATGATACCGCCCCTTTTATTCATGCTGAACTTTTATTTTGTCCACAGGGAATACAGGATGGCCAAGATTCGGTCTCTGGACTTGCGTGTTCAATCGTATATTCGGGTTCTGTCCATTTAGAAAAAAAACGTTTTTCTAGGAAAGAATGGTTTTTCAGGTCAATGGAATGTTCAAAGTCACAATACGATACCATGTTGACGTTTTGTAAAGACCACCAAGGCGACTCGTTCAACCATTTGGGATATTTTATGTATTGGGCTCCGTTGTCACCTTCTCCCATGTCGTATACTTATTTAGGGATGTCACCGCGTTGGTACTGTTCCGAGATAGTCATTGCAGCAATGAAAGAGGGCGACATGTTGGCCTCTGAGGTTCCTAATTCTATGCACCCGCACGATTTATACAAATTGGTGCAAGAAAGTTCGATGGCAGACTGTGGTAGAAATATGAAGACCGTCAAATTATCCTTCGTTTGAACTACCGCTCCGCGACATCTTGGTGGATGACGGATATTTTCCACACACCGTACATAGCTAAAGAACATCCCGAGAAAAACATAACTTGTGCAAAGACTGACATAGTTGCCATGTTATTGTAAACGATTATGCCCGACAACGTAGTAAATAAAAACCAAGAAGATTGATACACAATGATACAGTAGTATGCGTCATGTTTTGCCAGACCTTTATTTAGCCAAATAATGTGCACGACGACACTGCCAACAAGTAGGACAACCACCGATACTAAGACATCTGGCCGTACTGTCAAGTGACCAGTGATGGACCAGTTTTCGACGGCATACGCGACATATTTTCCCATGCAGACATTTTGAGCACCAAGAGCACCACCGATAAAAGGAAAGCCGAAACGTTGTATGACTTTTGGTAATTCAATATGTTCAAGAGCCACTGCACATAAATATAGTATTGTCCAATTAGCAACAATATAGAGACAACTAGTCCATCTTTCAATAAGTTGAGGGGGCGTTTCCGTATTATTGTCGGATATATTGGAAGAAATGGCAAGTAAACAACCCAGAATCACGCACCCAATAGACATCCATTCTTTCGAATCTGGATGTTCGAAGAGAATAACTTTGGACACGAGTAAATTAATAATGATAGACACCGCGCCAAAGATACCAACGGTCATTGGTGGCAACCACGTCAATGCTAAAAAATCCATCGTAGAAGCAGCAAATGATAAAAAGATAGCGATAATAAAAAGTGGTCGTAGAAAGATAGACGTTTTAACTGGTGTCGCACGTTTCTGCAGACGTGTTCGAGGGTCGATGTACTCTAATTCGTAATGCGCCAATTTTTGAAAATTCATTGATACCGATGAAGAAATCGACGCAACAATCAAAAACATATAACCTATAAACTGTGTTAAAAACATTTTATTAAAACAATATTAATTTAAATAGCGTCGGGTGGTGTCCCGAAAATCCCACCCTAGAAAATCCCAATCTTATTTCATCAAATGCACATATAAATATTCGACTTATGAGAACAAATGTCCCAAATTAAAGGTCGAATCTCTAAAAAATTTCTAGATATGGTGTTTACAGGTACTTCTGTCGATTTTTTATCGGGGGGGGAAAGTGTGAACAAAATGGACGACATCTGGTTTGTCTATTTACAGCGTGTATCGAAACGTTTAAAAACGTGCGACGTTGTCTTTTTCGACGGTCAAAACATCGTCGAATTCACAACAGACCAGACAAACATTGAAGAAATTACGGACACGGCCACATGTCCGGTATATTTTGGCGGGCTAGACCCATTGCCTTGGAAAAAATTGAAACGTGAGGCTGACAAATATAAATGGCAGCGTGAAGATTGGCAACATATGTTTGAAGAACCAGAATTGTCTTCAGATTCAGAGTCTGACTGGAAACCATGCGACGATGACGACGATGACGACGATGACGACGATGACGACGATGACGACGACGATGACGACGATGACGATGACCCTAAACACGACGACGAACCCCCGGCAAAGAAACTCTGCCGGCGCCCTGCAAAACAAACTTCCCATGGCTCAGAATCCGAATAATACAAGAACGAATTTGTATCATGGATGGATTTGCCGTACAACATTCACACAATAGCATACAATATTCTCCTATCATATTCCAATCATCGTAAGAAAATTCCGCTCTTTCTGGTTCAGGTGCGTCGCGCCAAAAAGCATGCCACGAGTAGGCAGAGCCAACTGGAACGACAGACTCAATGTCAGTTCTAATGGAGTCTGTGACACATCCGTACAATGCGACGTAACCTATTTTTGTAAGATATTCAATGGGTGGAGGTGGGCGACGGTGCTCTAAAAGTTCTTCTAGACACCAGTACTCTTCATCGCGGTCGTCATATATACTTTCCTCTTCTTCGTCGTCCGATTCGGAACCAGACGTCAAAGATGCATCTGATAGATAGTTTTCATAAGTAGGCATTTTAAGAATTGGCGCGACAGTAGAATAAAGTTGAATAAATTAATTTGTATTTATTTTTATTGTACCATTTCTATAAGCACATATTCCGAACATAATACAAAGTATAAATATCGATGGACAACAAAAATAAAGATGATACCATTTGACTGTATACGTTTAATTGTCGCTTTCGCTCAATTAAAATCACGATTTACATGGTCCCAGGTTCATCGTGATTTTACGTTCCAAGAAAACGATTGGTATCTCTGGGGAAAACATTTTAAACTAAAATATAAAACACGCGATGGTGTGAAAGGATTAATAGGGGGTCATTTCGACGCTCAATATCTGTTTGGTCCAAGAGAACGCCATTTATGGTCAGTTCATTTAAGAGAACCTCTTCAACTGTGGTCTCCATGGACATTACAAAAATTTTGTCGTAAATATACAAAGGGATGTAGCATGTCGTTCAGAAATTTCGCGTTTATTGATTTTATCAACAATATAACGGTGAAATTTGGTTTGAAATCTACACAATTGACCGGACAATCGCTTGTCGTCAAAATATGGAACAAAAAAATACCGATGGTTTATATTAGGGCTAACACACACAAAAGAGTTACAAAGTTACATATATCGTCCGCGTTCAAGTCGTTTGATTTGGCGAGGGTTTTTGTATCGTTTCGTTTGCATGGCAACCAACTGCTGTTATATCCACAGCGCCTTGAATTCTTGGTTTCGTAACGTTGGTCCTCGTGTTATCATCACCGCGACGACGTTTTTCGCGCCGTTGTGGCAATAGTGTTTTAAAATGTGATACTAAATAATGCATGTTATCAACAACATTTGAATTACTCATACGTGTTGTCTAAGGCAAATTAAATAGTCACTCTTGTTAGTTCTGTCATCGGTACACGTTCAAAATATTCACCATTACGAACAAAAAACCAACGGGCCAAGAACTCGACGGTGGGATTTGTCATTGTCAGTTTGACCACGATGTAGGTTGCGATAACATCCACCGTGTACTGATAACGCGAACTAAACGCGAAAATGATGGTCAGGAATGTCCAAACCTCACCCACTATCCATACTATGTTTGCTAATCGATGACGTTTCGATGGTACCATTTGGACAGCTAATGCCGTAAACACGACCAACTGTGTGATATCGGAAGACCATAACATGTTACCACATCCACGCAACGGCCAACGCCAAAAAATCCAATCCATATTTTTTGTAGTTGGGATGTTAAACACTGACAAACAATCTGGCGTTGAATCGGGTACCACTGTCATCAGTTGTGCTAAGGAGAACGCAGGAATTAACATAATTTGTGCCATTAATGCCTTCGCAATAAGTATCGGTTTTTTGGAAAATAGGAACCAGACCAATATCGTTAAAAGAACCCAGGCATAGGTGCATACATCCACCATGTCGCGCAATGCTATACCCGTCGGTATAGGTATATTATAGCCAGCTACCCAATCAACGAAAAACGTATCGTGTAATGGTTTTAAAGCAGTACCATTGTTGTACAACTGTGTATACCAATATTGACGATAAGAGACCAGATTTGTCAGAACCAAATTTGTGTATAGTGTTAAGAGTCCAATGACTGCGAAACGACAGTAATGGAGTTTTGGCTTCATTATGGGATTTTCCAATTGACACTATATAGTGACTTTTAAACATTGTACGACATGAATGCAACGAACTTCACAGTAAACGATACGAATGAAAACCCGTGGGTAGAATCGGGGGCCATGGTGTATGTAGCCATAACCGTGGCTACTATGTCCGCCATTATTATGTGTTGTACATGGTTTATAACACAAAATGAACCATTCAAAAGATGGCGCAACGGTAAAGTTCAATACGACGGTCTTGACGACGACGAAGAAGAAGAAATACAACTTACGTCGACACAGGTAGACCTAGACGAAGACGAAGAGCTCGCTCCCACTGATACATACGAAGAAAAAAATGTAGACGGTGTATTTACACTAGATGATTCCAGTGGTTCGGAAGAAGAAGAAGTGAACGCAGTGTAGTAGATTAAATTAATTGTACTTCAAGTCCTTTTTGTATGGACCAATCCCAAAATATTGATTCCAGAGGCAATAATGTCAAAATACATACGAATGCCACCAAAGAAATAATGGCGCGGTTTTCAAGAAAATAAGGAATACATAACCACGGTGATACGTCCAATAAAACAGAGACAATACAAGTCCATGCAAACACCAATATCATTTGCAGTATCGCTATGACAACTGTATTTGCCACTCCCGTGATAGCAGTTGCTAATTTGGATTCGCGCAAGAATTGACGCCTCCTTTTGGAAACAGCCTTGGATACTTGCATTGTTAGTAAAAATGTTGTAATATATTGGTGATAATGAATGTATTGAAGGTTGTTGTGGATACAAACAAGGGAATCTGTAGAACGATGTCCTAATTCTACGAAGAGACGGTCGACCCACCATGTTAGCACACAAACCCATACAAAAGGAAATGTCGAATCATAAATAGAGAAATTTTTTTTGTAATACATTGTTTTGAATACTTCTATGGTTATACTTTATTCAGCACTTTTCTCATCAGCATAACGCTGCTTGTCCTTTTCAGCCATTTCGTTGTAACGAGTACGGTCATCGACAGAAATAGATTTCCACGCCGCGGCGATGTCCGACATCAACTCGCGAGGAGTCTTGTCGGGATTTTCTGCAGCAATTCTTGCACGGACGTCACGCATAAAGAAAGCATAAGAACTGCGGGGACGCTTAATCTTCTTGGGAGGAACGTAGTGACTCATCTGTTCTTTGTAGCGCGCTTGGTCAACTTGAGATTGTTCAATGTATGTGGACTTGTCCTCAACCTCTTTCCAAAGCTGAGCGATTTTACGACTCTGTTCCGGAAGTGCCATCTTTTCATTGTTCTCTTTCAGAATCTTACGCTGTGCACAGGCAAAGTACAAAAAAGGTGTCATTGCACGTTTTGGACGAGCTGGGTCACGTGTGCGTTTTTTAGATTTTCTTACCATTTTCTCCAAAGTCGATGGGGCTATATACTCTATCTTTGTAATACATTGGATTTATAAATGTATTTATAATAAACGCATCCTTGATCTAAGATGGCTTAGACGATTTTCTAAGATTTGATTCCAATTAAATTTGATTCCAATTAAAATTCTGAGGCGCTCTGCGACTTCCAATTAAATTTGATTCTAATTAAATTTGATTCCAATTTAAATGTTCCGAGATGTTCTGAGATTTGATTCCAATTAAATTTGATTCCAATTAAATTTGATTCCAATTAAAATTTGATTCCAATTAAAATTCTAAGATTTGATTCCAATTAAAATTTGATTCCAATTAAAATTCTGAGATTTGATTCCAATTAAAATGTTCTGAGATTTGATTCCAATTAAAATTATGAGATTTGATTAAAATGTTCTGAGATTTGATTCCAATTTAAATGTTCCGAGATGTTCTGAGATTTGATTCCAATTAAATTTGATTCCAATTAAATTTGATTCCAATTAAAATTCTAAGGCGCTCTGCGACTTCCAATTAAATTTGATTCCAATTAAAATTTGATTCCAATTAAAATGTTCTGAGATTTGATTCCAATTAAAATTCTGAGATTTGATTCCAATTAAAATGTTCTGAGATTTGATTCCAATTAAAATTATGAGATTTGATTAAAATGTTCTGAGATTTGATTCCAATTAAAATTCTAAGATTTGATTCCAATTAAAATGTTCCGAGATTTTCTGAGGCGCTCTACGACTGTCGCGGAGCGCGCCTCAATAGAAGTGGGTCAGCTATTTAATTTTCGGTAGTATATAACTGTATTATTATACTGTATATGTTCTCCCAATTCGGAACCGAACGAAAATTACAAGTATCTCGCAATAAAATAGACGGAAAACAGACGGAGCTGCTCTTTTTTGAAATGGTAGAGGCTGAGAAGACCGTCGACGCGACTTTGTTAGGCGATTCTGCACTGACTGTGTTGTTGTGCATTTTTTGGACGGCTGAAGTTCTATGGTTCCCGGGAATAATTCTACTTGGATTTAACCAAAATATGTTTTTGTTGTCGTTGGTTTTGATATTCATTTCAACGGTCTTGCACATCACAAACTCTGTTTTTCTGTGCATGTGTCGAGTTCCGGGCCGTGGTAAGTTGTCGGCCTGTGATTGTCGTCGTCCATTTTGCATGTCAAAACCTTACGCCGTCGCATCGGCTGCATTGATAATACCGAATTTGGGAGTAGCAGTTGCCATGTTCATTATGATGGTAAATGCTAGGTGACGAATACATAGGGTTAGACGGTGGGACGCGGACCTCCTAATAAATTTAATTAAAAAAAACAAAAAAGTAGTGAATAATAGTTTTTTTAAATGTTTGATGGTAATAAAGTAATAAAAAAAAATGGCTTACTCACTACCAAAATTTACAATGCTCAATTTTCGCACCCAAGGTGAAATGAAATTTTCTGAATCCCAGCGTCTCAGCAAGGCCACTGGTAAACAAGAAACATTTTACGATTTTCAAAATGAAGCTGGTTACGGCTACAAGCTCATGACTCCTCCGTGTGAGTCACTGTACCCTCACATTGGTGAAGGTGGTAACTACAACCGTTCCAAGTTTGCCAAGACGCCGGCTACTTCGAATATTTTGGCCACTCTTTTGAAAGATGGTGGTTCTGAACGATTCCAGACTGAGCGCGACGACTTTTTCTTGCGTCTCGACGAATTGAACAAATCCGGTCTTGACCAGATGTACGACGCTGATGTTGGCGGTGCTGCTACGGCGGCTCGAAGCAAGGCCAGTCGTTATTACAAGAATAAAACACCTGCAGAGCAGGAAGTCAAGGCACGTGAAGCGTTTCATAAGACTGCCACGATTCCACTGAAGAATCAAGAGGGTGTCACCAAAGTTACAATTAAATGTCGCGCTTACAATCGCGATGGTACCCCCCGCAGTGTCCGCTACGTCCAGCCCGTTGGTGGCAAGTACGTTGAAATGGAAGCCGTCCCTGAAGTGTATTCTGGCGCTGTGTTGTCCATGGTCTTTACGATGCGTCCATACTGTATGTCCAAGGATAAATTTGGCATTACGTACACGTTGACGCCCGACATTGTGGTGTATTCCACGGGTACGGCGGGTGGTTCCAGTATCCCAATGGACATCATTGACGCGCCTCTGCGCGAGTATAAATTTGAAACGATTGAGGGTCAGAGTGGCAAACATTATGTCAACGCCAAAGACTCGGAGGGACGTCGTTTTATCACGCGTTTGCCTGTGCACGAGCTCGAATGGAATGACCTTCAGTCTGGCACACTTGGTAAGTTTTCGGGTGTTACGAAAGCGACTGCGAAGTTGACGGGTACTCTTAAAGAAGATACAGCAAATCCGGACTCTGTTGCTTTCTTTGATTACGCGGAAAAGTTTGTCGCTACTGGTGTTCAGCATTGTCTTGACGATGCTAATCTATTGGTCAAAGCTAAGGCTGAAATCGAGGACAATGCGCGTGAGATGGCCGCCGAAACGGGTGAGACTTACGAGAGCACGTACCGCACCATGATTGACGACATTTTCAATTCGCCAGTTGCCAAGCGTGAGGACAATGATTACCGCCAACTCAAGATTACGCAGCGCCAATACCCGTACGATAATGAAGAGACACCAAACGTTATCCCTCTACAGGATGTGGATGGCGTCGACGTAACGCAGACGATGGAACTCACCCGTGGTGCCAAGATTGCACCTGTTGTGTCTCCTTCCTTCTATTTTATGCCGGACGGTGGCTTTGGTATCAAGTTTGAGGTATCGCTGCGTCACGGCATCAAGGTTCATTCGAATCCTGAGGCATCTGCAACTGGGGAGGGTGTTCTTTACAGTATGGACGAGGAACCCATCAGTAAGAAGCGCCTTCGTGACGAAGATGATACAGAGGAGGCTAAACGTGTTCGTCTCGCATAATTTAAAAAAAAAAGTAATATTAAAGTATAAAGGTTTGTTTATTTCACTTATAAACATGATTCAAATTGAATCTGATAAATTATTGACTTCGCGTCTTGATTCATTAGAACAAGGCGTGTGTGTACTTGATAGTCGCGTCGCAGCGTTGGACGATAAAATTGGACACGTGATTCAAATGAATTCCGAAATCCTACTACAGTCGAACCAAAATTTTCGCGATATGCGCGAAAAGTTGGATGACCACCGCACAGAATTAAAGAAATCCATCCGTCAAATCCGAGGGAGTTTCAGTACCAAATGTCAACTTATTTTATTTGTCAGTGGTTTAGCGTCGTGGACACTATTTATGGGATGGATAATGTGGACCTAAGCGTCCATGTGCCATGTAGTGGGCAATTTCTCGTGTTTGGGTGTCGCGTCTTTGACATAGACGGCATATTCAGCAACGCCGCATGCGTTTTTGCCTTTTTCTAAGTATAGATATCCGTTCACACCCCAGTTTGACCCCCATGAATTCTTGATAATCCATGCTTTGTCTGTATATCCAACAATAGTGACGGCATGGTCAATGTCATTCGTACATCTACTCGCTGAAAATAGTCCTCCTCTGTAGTTGTTCATTGATGTCGAATCAATTCCCACAGCGATAGGTCCGTATTGATGCAAGATATGTTCAAACTGTTGTTCTGCCTTGGAGTTATCTTCAATCATGAGGACTCTAAAGTCGTTGACGGCTACGTTGGTCCGTAATTTTCTACGTGGACACGTTTTCAATCTACCGATGAAAGGAAATTCACTCTCTAGTGTGACAGGATGTCTTTTAGCGTATTCAAACACGTACTCCATCAGACCACCATCACACCCAACATCTGGACGACCTGTTCCAGAGGTACAGTCCATGAGATTTTGTGGAGAGAGTGATTTTGGATGGCGACCGGACCAAAATTCGAGAACTGTTGCAGAGGCAAATGCAAAACATCCGCCGCAATCGCCTTGGTCCTTGACGGAAGTAACACGATTAAAATTACGCCAATCGATGGGGTTCATTTTTGGAACGGCTTCTAAGTGAATGTGCATGTTGGTCTCTGTACGTGTTAATTTTTTGTGGTTTCCATAGGCAAACGCATTATTACTACGAAGTTCGTGTGGAAATATATCCGATTTCGATGTGAAGCCAAACTGTTCGGTATGAACAACTGAGTTTAGCTTTGCTTTACGTAAAAGAAACTCGGAAAATGTCGAATAATTTTTCTTGTGTTGTTTCATGTAATCGCACATCCATGGTTCGGATTCTTTGGTTTGACAATTGGTGTGGTCAAATGCTGCTGCTGCCGAGACGGTGAAACTTATGTAAATGAAGAATAAGTATCTCATATAATTATTTATGTGTGGCTATTTATAATCAAAAATTCTAAAAATGTTTGGTCAAGAATTCCAAGGTCATTTCCCGGTCGAGCATACCAATAATCGGTCCTCAACTTCTTATACATTTGGTCCGCATCATGAGCGTACAGGTGAATACATTTACTATACTCTAGATAACCGTATTGTCCAACAAGACCCTGAGCGTATTCCTGTTGTCCAAGAAGGGACGCCTGCCTGGGTGATAGCAGATTTGATGTTGTGTGCTCACCGCGGTCAACCGCTGACAGAAGCTGAGCGACGGTTGTGTGCGGGACCTCACCAAAGTCCGTCCTTACTCTGGCTTCAAAAGAGTCTGTTCGAATTTTCAAAATAACGATTCATGTAGTTTTCAACGTATGTTGATGCTTTAAATAAATCACAGAGATTACGAATAACAAAATGAGTCCCGAGTATCTTGAAATAAATGTAGCTAGCACATGTAAATAAATTTAGTTTACCTTTGTAGCCCATCTTTCTAGCGATTTCGGTATAATCGTGATGTATTTGTTTGAGTCGATGTGTGTGTACACATCCGGGTGGTGTCAGGACGATGTGCAACGCTATCATTCTCATTTTCAAGAGAGCTGTCTGTCTCTGTAGAGTGGTCAACATTAGTTGTGTCAGAGAATGCTAAATAGTTGTGTCGACAGAGTATTTACATCCATTGGACACAATTGAACTATGTCGTTATTTCGTTCGTACAGTCCCAAAATTTTATATCAAGAAACACTGAGTTTTGTAAACGTCATGTTTCATGTCCCTCCTCGAATAGCAATAAACGCAGAACATTCCTATTTTGGCCGTACTTTAAATTTGCACCGTATTATCAGGAAGGATTTAAACGACATATTATCGGAAGATGTAGAGCCGTCCAATGGTGAAACTACGATAGAACAGGTACATGCTTCTCTGCAAAAACTAGAAAAACAGTTATTTGGCTCTGAATCTCAATTTGATGTTAACATCAAGGGGTGTTGCTTGTATACGCGTTCATTAGAGGGTTGGTTAACGACATCGTCGGGATGTCACATTAATTAAAAGATGTGTCTGGCGTAATGGTGTACAAATTGTACAATTGTCGTGAGTGCAATTTGTTTTTCTACTGACCCGTTTACTTCTTCGATAGATGTAACGCCAGAAAATGGGTTTGGTATGCATATGTCTAAATTATTGTCGTTTTCCCGCATTTGAGAACGAATGTACGTGAACAGTTTAAAGGAATCGATACCTTCGTCGGCGGCCAGGTCTGTAGCGGGTGAAATAACTTTAGTGACCCAACCGTTATAATGCTCTGGTTCAAGATGTTCGACTTTACGTTTTTTTTTAGTGTCGCGTTTTCGCATTCTCGTTTGTACAGAACGCTTCGTTCGTTTTTGTGAGACAAAATCATCGGGAATGTACGGCAAAATAACAGAGGTATTCTCTGTTAACCGTACTAGAATACGGTTATCAGTCGGTATGCTGTGTATATTTATATTCCGGAAACAATGAGAATATAATCTTTTGGGCAATTGTATAAAGATGTTGTTGGAACCCAGTACTTTATGGTGAAACTTATTTGTTTCGTGTTCCTTAGTAACAAAGACGTGGTTCGGAGTAATTTGCGAGCGTAAATCGCGCGACTTTGTTGAACAATTTAATTTTACACCGGGGTAAACAATGCGCTCGTCTACGTCGTCGTCCCTAGGCACCTTTTTGTTCCACCATCGACTGAAACTTTCTTGTGTTAATGCCGGTAAAGTAAATTCCATGTACTTTAATTTAAGTTTTGTTCGCTTTATATTAATTAAGCTTTAAAAAAATTGGATTCTGCGCATTTGTTTGGCATATGTGTATTCAAAAATAGTTATCGAAAAAATGGTATAAAACTTCAATTATGTCAGGTATGCATATGGAACCACTTGCACTTTGGGGCGATAACTCATACGCCAAACCGACAACAAAAACAGTCCGAGCGGGCATTCAAGACTATGTGGCGCTCTATGTCCCTCGTGACATGCTTCGACCGGCAGCGAGCAAGTTCTCGGACGTCCGTCACGCTATATCGAAAGCTCGTTTTGACGAAATTAACTTACAATTGTTTCTTCAAATGGTGTACGAAACGGGCAATTTACCACTGGACCAAATGCCAACCGACATGTTTCCCTACGTCGAGACGTGGCTTCAGTGGATACCATCCACTACTGTCAAAGATACTGCAGTGGGCTATATTATTCATGCCATTTCGCGACACAAAGATGTGAAATTTGGAAATTCGTTGAATAGAATGCTTATTGAATCGAGTCAGTTACACCGCGACTCGGTCGCTCGTAAATCAAATACGAGAAAAACAGACCCGTTATCTGGCCTTCAAAGTTACCAAAAATGGATGTTAGTCTCTGGTGTAGAGATGTACGTGCGTACGGTGGCCGACCGTTATACCAATTCTCAAGCATTCACGTCATCCATGGACGGGATTATTAATCCAAAGCGCCCACTTTCCGACAATGGCAATACCGCGAATCCTAGATTTATCTTCTCGATAGACAACGCGCTCAACAAGATTCCAGAGACTGTAGATGCAATGTTTTCCGACCGTCAAGTGTATACCGGCGAGGCGGGTCAAAACATACCAGTGTCAAGTTTGGAATTCCCGACGGAAGAACACTTGATTCGGTTGACACCTGCGCAATTACACCCTGGTATTTTTTGCAACAAATATTTGCCTGATTACCAAGCTTGGATGAAAGCACAACGCGCTATCCCTGAAAAAAATATCGACGACCAATATGACGCAAACTGTGAGACAGAATATGATATTCGTACTCCTGCAGATATGGAACGCGCCCGTCTCAGTGGTATGGCTGACCGTTCCGCGTTTGCATCGTTGGCATATCAGGCGAAAGCACGTTATGTCAAAGAGTGTGCGCCACACGAACATGTCCCAGAACTGTTTGCGGACTCCTACGCCGACTATCAAAAATGGGCCGTCAAATCTCTGGAGAAACAATGTCTGGACCCAGATGCGGCCATTTCGGAGGTCTGTTCTAAAATGCTGACGTGGCGCACCAGTTCGTCGTCTCAGATTGTTCGACACCAAATCAAAGACTCCTCTTTGTCTGTCTTTGCCAACCGAGCGGTTGCCATCTTCGAGGGATACGAGCAATATTATCTGATTTCTACGGCACACCGAATGATGTACCTCATTCACCATGCGCGATACGACGCGTTCCGTCGTGATTTTGGCCTCCACTTGAATTGTTTTCAAGCGGGCGATGGCGCTACATCCAAGTCGTTCCTTTTTCTTGTCATGGAAAAGGAATCGATTCCTGGGACCACTGAAGTCTTGTCCTACCAGACCGGTAAATCCGATGCTGTCGATGGCAATCGTAATGATATCACGACGGTATGTCATGAAGCACCACCTGGTATGTTTCGCACTGCTAAAAACCCGAATGCGGATTCATCGCAGGAAACAATGTTTAAAGAAAAGCTCACGTCTCAAAAGGTTTCTTGTAAAACGTTTTGTGCCGACGAGGCGACTGGAAAACGGTCTGCCCGTATTACCAAATCCGAATGTATTGGCGTTTGGATGGGTGCGACCAACGATGCCAAAGGAGACGTCGAAGAAGCTTTACAAACACGTTTTTTCTGGGGTAACTTTGAACAACAACAGCGCCGTGGTCGCGATATCGACGACTGTATGAATGGTGAACGCATGATGTCTTCCGATGACAAAGCGCATCGCAAACAACTCTTTGAAGAAGCCCGTGAAGAACAGTTCCGTGTGATGCTAGTAGAAAAGGCCATCTGGACAGGTGTCGTTAAAAATGTGGACAATACCGCCTGTAATATTTTGATTCCACGTTTTAAGAACAAAATGACCAAAAACTCAATCATCAGACCAGGCCCACGTGATTGGGAACGGGTCAAATTGTTTGCGCGCAATCAAGCGATTGTGACCGCCATTGAGCGTGTCTGCAACTTGCCTGGTGGTCAGCATTATGGACAGTCTTTCCACGAAGGAATGATTCCAGATATAGAGCCGTTCCTAAAGGTCACGGAAGAGATGGTCGTCTTTACATTGTCATTGTTTGCTGACCAGTTTCGCTCACCCGTTGAACATAAGATTCTCAACACTATCTGGTCAATGGAAAAGTTCAGTCCACAATTTGAAAATCCATCGAATAAGGAGGATAACTCCACCGATTACATCAAGTTGCCTAGATTGCGTCAACTCGTCAAAAAAATTAATTCACGCATTCCGCTCGAAAAGGGACGTACTTCCGAAAACAACATCTCCGACTTCTTGCTCAAAATGGGGAAACATTCATTCCAAAGCAAGCCATACAAAATGCCCGCGCCTGGCGCTACCGTCTCAGACAGTAAATTTCCACAACTCGATACCAGTGCAAAACGGAAAAAGAGATACGATTCCGCCGTTATCAACAACGAAGGCGTCTATATCCATGTTGCACATCTCCTGAACCACTCTTCAGGCGGTTCAGATGGCATCTTTGACGCACTGGCCGCAGAAACACACAAGTACTCTGCGCAAAAACGTATTTTGACAGCGTGTCCGCTGACTTCCGACTATTTTCACGTGATGCGCGTCATCGACCGTCAACCTGGTGGGCGCGAACTGAAATACAAAAATGTATTGGCCAACAGCGTCGAATCTCGGTATTTGACTTCGACCCTTCCATCTGCATCAGCGTCAAGAACAGCAGATGGATATAGTATTCAATGTGACATCGACGACGAAGTATGTAAAAAATGGTCGGTCAAAATCGGTAAACCAACTCAAACATTAGCAGAGTCCATGGAACAATTAATCGACGCAGACCCGTCCATTCGCGATGATATACGTTATCCAGATTGTCTTCGATATCCAGATTCTGAAGAAGACGAAGATGAAGACGAAGACATGGAAGACGGACCTCCCAATAAAAAACGAAAAATAGTTTAAAATAACAAAATCCAATAAGTTTAATTAGTGAAGCGGTCAATTGTTATATTTATATTTGCTTTGATGTTTAGAGATGTGTGGTATTTTAGCTGTCATCGAAGGTCCAATTCCAAATACATTAGATGTACTCAAAAGACGCGGTCCAGACGAACACGGGAGTTACTTGGACGAACATGTCTACCTTGGCCATACGCGACTATCCATCGTCCACCCAGAAGCAGGCGCTCAACCAATTATCTACAAAGATTGGGTCGTTACCATGAACGGTGAAATTTACAACTACCAAGCCAAAAACAACGAAACGGATTGTTTTATAGTCCCTCAATTATTGGAGAAATATGGCCCAGATGGCGTGCATCACCTCGACGGTATTTTTGCTTTTGTAGCTTGGAACAAAAGCACTAAACAAGTCATTGTTGCGCGCGACCCCATTGGTGTCGTACCACTATACTACTCAGATAACAATGTATTTTCAACTTTGTTAGCAGCAATGCCAACAGACTCCAATGTCCATATTGTACCACCCGGTACAGTGGCCGTGTTCGGCCTCGGTCAATCGCCCGAATTTATTCCTTATACGAAGCCGTACTCAGATTGGACCGCACAGACAACGACGACAGAAGGAATTGTGGAGAAAATATCAAAAGCCGTGGCCAAGCGTCTTTCGGGTGATGTTCCATGGGGTGTGTTGCTTTCTGGTGGTCTCGATTCTACCATAGTGGCTACCCTAGCTGTCAAACTTGCTCGGATTCACAGGCCAGACTACCCTGTCGTACATTCTTTCTGTATCGGTCTCAAAGATTCACCGGACATTGTGGTTGCCAAACAAGTCGCGAAGCAAATCGGCACGACGCACGTGTCCGTCGAGTATACGGTGGAAGAAGGTCTCAATGCACTACGCGATGTCATTCGTGCCATTGAGACCTACGATGTGACGACAGTACGTGCGTCGACGCCGATGTGGTTACTAGGCAAAGTACTCAAAACACGCGGTATCAAGATGGTACTGTCTGGCGAAGGGTCGGACGAGCTGTTTGCTGGATATTTGTACAATCTCTACTGTCCAGACGAGGCCGCTATGGTACAAGAGTGCAAACATAAACTACAAGAGCTACACGCGTACGATTGTCAACGCGCCAACAAAACCCTAGGCGATTGGGGCGTCGAAACCCGGGTACCCTTTTTAGACAAAGACGTCGTTGATTTTGCGATGAACAAGTTGCCACCTGTCCACAAAATGTCCGGAACACATCCAGACGGTCCCAAATCCGAAAAATGGTTTCTCAGAGAAGCTTTTCGTGGGATTGTGCCCGACTGTGTGGTGGACAGAACCAAAGCCCAGTTTTCAGATGCCGTCGGTTGCTCGTGGATTGACTCACTTCTTTTACATGCGGAACGTCAGATTTCGAACGACGCCTTTGCGAAGGCCTCAAAACTGTATCCGTATAATACCCCGACCACCAAAGAAGCATATTTATACCGAACGATTTTTACAACGTTGTTTGCACAACCAGGTGCGGAAACAACTGTACTCTACCAACCGTCATCCATCGCATGTTCAACAGGTACCGCTAGTAAATGGCATGCAAATTTTAAAACCCAGCTAGACCCATCTGGGGAATCAATCCAACGAGCGTTTCAAAAGTTTTAGTATATACATACCCTCGTATGATTAAATGCAGAAACAAGATTGGGTCAATCGCATTCAACAATTTCTATCCCAAGGCGACACCTTTGTACACAAAACGTGCGAAGAGAACAAAACATCCCTTTTGTTTGCCGTCGATGTATTCAGGCGTCTGAATTATAATGTTGAATTACACATTGACCCAACAGAATATTCGAAGGCGTGTCTGACTGTAATGATTGCACCCACCAAAGGATATTATGAGTACACGTTACGACGTGAGGATGATCCGTACGAAATAATAAATACCATACAGCAAAATGAGACAGCGTCCGTAGTATCCATCCGTGGGTGTGGTACCGTTATTAATTCATTGTTTGTTATTTTGAATTGGACTATTCATAACGGTTGGATGGTCGACAAGACTTTCATGAGTACATTAACTCAAACAAACCAACAACAAAAACAACGCAATACTACGCTGAATATAGTCATCAAAAAAGGCTCAACGATAAACACTATATAAACATTTTTTTTTTACACTAATGACGGTTAACAAAGACGCGATTCATATTATACGTGTCTTTTTTAGTACCCTTGCAAACATTCTCGCGCTAACAACTATCGTTATTTTGGGTGTCAATCTGGATTCCAACCAAGCGGCAAACAACACAAATCTCAACTACATCACTACATCCAACGCATCCAAGTGTTTTAGTATTTTATATCCTAGTGACAACGACTTTGACTGCGAACCACGTGGTTGGATTGTAATACCATCCGAAAAATCGCATTTTGAAGTTGGTTCTGCATTGTCTGGGTTTGGCGTCGCCACGTTTGTCGTGTTCGCTATTAGCAATGTACTTTTCGGTGTCCACACTGCAATGTCATTACAACGCGAATCGAAAATATTCCGTTTGAATGTTGTTTGGACCATCCTGTCGTGTCTACTCTTTTCTTGTGCTGTTACCGCATGGCAAGGCATGTGTGATAAAATAAACTCCGGTCTCACACATAGTAAGTGTGTCACATCTTATTGTCAACTCAGTTTTGGCGGATTCATGACTACATACGCCGTAGCTTTGATGTTTTCACACATACCACATATATTGATGTTTTTTGGCATTGATGGTCTCAGAACGGTCTGACATTTATAAATTTTTTTGTATATCTAAGTGTACACGTAATATTTCTTCTATATTCTTATCCATTGTTTCTGTCAACCTCTCGATGGCAAACCCATGTTCGTCGTAATATTTACGTATTCTCGATTGGTGCACTTCCCTTTTTGGAGGTGCCGTGGTCGCCATCAATCGTACATTGTTGTGTAAAGGTTGTAATAGACCCATCGCTTGTTCCACTTGCAAACATGAAAGACCGTCGTGGTCATGATACCAACAGACAACAGCATCCATATGTGGTACGACAGACGCAGCCAAATGTTCTACCAACGGGTGCATACAAGCTACCCACAATGAAATGGACACTGGACTGTGCGTACAGGGATATTTAAATTTTTGGATTGTACCTTCTTGACAATCAAATGTAATCGATAACGATTCTAGATTTACGGCCGTATCCGCAGCATTCATTGTACTCAATAAAAAAATATGAACTTCCATTTCACAGTGTGTTTAGCAACTAAATATTACTAGATGCGAAGGACATGGATTTAAATTGGCCCGGCGCGCCTTTCTGGTACGCCTTGGACGCTTCGCTAATTAAAAACGTATATGTGCCTTCCTTTGGTAAGCATTCAACGGAGCGCGATCAATCAACGGAGCGGTCTCATTCAACCTCTCATCCTTAGTTTCTCCAGAACGGCGCTCCGCGACGTTCTTTTTCGCCATATTATTTGTTCCTGAGTTTGCTGCCTGTTCTTCAGAAGTCTTAGGTTTTTTACCAGGTTTTTTACCAGGTTTTTTACCAGGTTTTTTACCGCCAGTTTGTTTTCTACCGCCAGTTTGTTTTTTACCGCCAGTTTGTTTTCCAGTTTCAATATCGGAACAAATAAAATCCAACGAGAGGGGAGTTACTTGTTGTATAACCCCCCTAACAAACCATAGCTCCCGAACACCTTCTTGCGCTGCTTTCGCAGCTTTGGATACATTTGCGAACCCGATTGCGTCTTCTGTCGCGATAAATGGATTTCTAACTGTCTCAACACCGACGAAGAGTCCAACAAAGACAACTTGCACGAAAACACATAACACAATTGCGGTGGCATCACTAACAAACGATAGTGAAAAAGGTAAGACTAGTGAACTGAACACCAAAGCAATTTCCATAGTTATTGAAATAATACGCGGCAATTTATATGTCCTCACTGTCGCCATATCCCCATACGTGCCATACAATCGTCTCCAAGCCGTTGAGAGTGTCCTTCGTGTTTGAGTTTCGCCTCCAATTGTTCGATGTAATTCGTTCACGTAGTCCAACAACGTTTGAAGAAACAGTTGTGTGAATGTTAGGCCTTTATCACCATTTAGTTTTGTTGTAACGTCCGTTATTTTTGTATATGGATCAACGATTCTACTTTTCTGGAAAGGTATAGTTGGGTTGTTCCTCGATAGATTGCAATATCTTACATTCATTGTTTTGAGTAGTACCGTTTTGAATTTGTTACTCGTAGAAATGGCATCTCTCAATTCCAATTTTGCAACTTGTGGCAAGACGTACAGCGTTTGAAATATACGTTCCATAGACAATAGGAAATTCTGTCTCGCGAGAAGTGGGTCGTTCAGCCACGGTTGCGTCTCTTGATTCACCGCCTTCGCTAGTAGTGGGAGTTGTTTCCAAACTTGTCCGGGTTCGTTAGGAATTTTAAATTCGCGGTTAATCTCCTTCGTGAGAGTTTGAGGATTCGACATGTCAACCCCTGGCTTATTAAAAAAATCCACATTCTTTGGATATTTTGTATTACTGACCTGCAGAAACGTTGTCCAAAACGTGTTCCATGTATATGTGCCTGGAAGTGCGGCGCGGCGGTGAGTGTCGAAGTCATCTAATATTTGAAGTAATTCAACTGCTTGTTCTCGAACACTGTAAATAGAAGAAGGATTAGGGGAATAATTATTGGCCGATAAGTTATTTAATTTCCATCTTACAATAGCTGACGCTGACGCAAGCGTGGTGCTTGACTTCTGTGCGTCTTTATAACCGGCGTTTTCAACAAACGCGAGTATTTCCATTGCAAAGGCAACGATATCACCAGTGTAGACTTCGTATAACCGGATAGCTTCGTGATGTTTTGTCAGTGAATCGCTTAGAATAAGACCCAACGCGACTGCTATCGGTGTTAACACCGAGGATACAAATCCCACAATATTATTTTTCGGTAGCTCATTGTTGATTACATACTGTGACCAAGTCCATGTGAAGGCAATATAAAACCATAATTTCGGCATCAAAATGTGCGGAGGGAAAATGGAACTTATCTGTATGAATCGCCATTTCACTTGTTTCCAGGTACCACACATTTTGACACACATTTTCTCACACCAACATCCTTCTAAAATATCACAACAAACCGTTAAAATATCACAACAACCCGTTAAACAACTGCGGTTGTTATTTCTGAACCAATCATAGACCCAATATAGTATCAATGCTAGAGAAACTAAAACTAGCCACGGGTCTTCTAAGAACTGTAAGTTAAGTTCCGCGTCCCTGCCCGCGTTAGTGCACAACATTGTCATGTTCTTACCGCCTATATTGATAATGGTTTGATTCAGGGTGTTGGTGTTTGTTGGGCATTGTGGTGGTATGTTGAATGTTGACATTTTGTTCTAGCGAATGAAGCTTTTATAGTCTGAAAATTTACACTATAAAAGAACATTCACTAGAACAAAATGCCAACGTGGGGATATTATGACAACGTACATACCAGTTTATTCGACCGATGTTGTCCGTGCGGTAAAGCGCCTCGGTTTTGGTCAATTAATTGGGCCGCTGCTTTGCTTCATCTAATCAACGCAATAGCCACTTTATATTTGTGGTCTATTGACGATAACCAGGACCAAGTGTTTCGATTAACAGAAACTGCGAATTCGTGGTTCCCGGTAGATAAAATGGCAAATGTCACAATGACAAATACCACAGGCTATCGATGTAACAACGCCACTAAAAATGGACTAGAAATGGCGTTTCCCATCAACGATGAATGGTGTGTTGGGCGCCAAACAGCCACCACGAGTGAACTATCATTGTGGTGGCTCGTGATTGTTTTCCATTTCCTGTCGTTTGCTTTCCAAGCGGTAGCGATGATGGAATGGAAATTTACTTTGTGTGGAACTCCTTGGGTACGAAATTACATTGAAGAAGTTGACTCCGGAACGAATTCCCTGCGTATGATAGAGTACTCCATTTCGGCTACCCTCATGCAAATAGCAATTGCTCTTGTTCTTGGTATTGGAGACCGTTTAGTCATCGCAGGCGTGGCGGCGCTGACTGTAGTCACCATGTTGCTCGGTCTGATTGCTGAACAGCTTAAATACGATAGAAAGAATATGGCATGGACGGCTCACTTTACAGGTTGGTTTTCTATGTTGGCGGTGTGGGGTATTCTTGGAAGAAAGTTTGTGTATACAATTCAGACATCGGACGCGTCGCCGCCTGAATTTGTATATGTGATTGTGTTGGTCATCGCGTTCTTATATTCCTTATTTGGTGGGATTCAGTTTTATCAGTTGTGGAAATCCGATGTTGCACCAAACATGGACAAGAAGACCTCTGAAACGATTCGTATCATCAAGTTGAACCAATACGTTGAGATGATATATTGTGTAAATTCATTGGTTAGTAAAACGTTTTTAGGGTGGATGATATTTGCCAATGCCCTTGGTGGTATGGCCGAAAGTTAGCCCAAAAGTAAGTATAATTAAGTATAATTAAGTATAAATAAGATATTATTTAATGCAATGGATATCCTACCTAATCTAGATTTTGAAGCCGTGGCAGACAATACTGGAATGATGGAAGAAGACGACCCGGGCGAATTTGTCCCCTGTCACTTCTCGGATGATGAAGAGGAATCTCACGACCTTGATTGTCAATGTGCGTTATGCCAATACGGCGACGGAGGTTCCGGTGAAGCACACTCAGTCATTCAACGCATGCAAGAAATTGATAGCCAGATGGTCGGGAAAATCAAAGACGACGAGATTTATAATTTACAGGCTGACTTGTATCGAACACATGTCAAAGAGCCGTTGGAACGTCAAGGCATTGAGGCTCCTAATGTCACGGCGGAGACTTGTAAGGCGCATTTTTCTAAACATAGGATGAATATGAAGCGTATGGTTGGTTCGGAAATATCTTTTGTTAATTCGATGCAGAGACACGTGCGCAAAGAACAAATTTTGAGCCGTAACAACGTTACCGGACGTACAAAAGTAGATACTGGCGCCATCAAACAGTGGATAGCATTGTCCAAGCACAAACTCGACCTTGTCAAATATTACAAAGGACCTTTGAGTAAAGAAGTATCCTCCAAGACACAGTCCATTAAACCGTATTCGTTTAAATAATTAACAATGCGGATGTTTTGCTTCTACTTGTGTTCCACCCCCCTCAGAGGTTGTCAGTTCAACTCCTCCCCATCTTTTTCCTTCGCCATAACCTTCTGTCATCCCTAAATCAATAAACCACACGGATGGAGTTTGACCAACAGGATGTTGCTCTGGTTTAAATTTACAGTCGTTGCCCATCGTCAGTTCCTCTTGTATGTGCTTCATGTTTGTAATGGTATGTGCACAGATAAGTCTATCGACTTGCATATGATTTGTTGCGAACGACTTGACTGTTCTTTCAAGTTGGTCTTGGAGCTCATCGTTATGTTGTTGTTTAACGGCATTGTTATAATAACGATTCCAGACCGGTCCGTCGACCTCGGACAACGCTTCAGTATGACGGCCATTTATAACACAATTTAGAGGCGAGTCTGAGGCAATGTTCTCAAAGACTGTTGTTATACTGCGGCTGCTTTCCCATGCTCTTCTAACATTGTACCAGATTTGACCGACACTCTTATTTATTGCCTGCACATTTGTCCATTTTTCAACAACGCAACCATGTGAGAAAACGGTCTTTGATTTCGTTTCGTACACAATGATGGGTAACCGTGCTATCCACTCAAAATATTTGCTGCCTGGTGCCAAATTTGTGGTCCGATTCGTATCCCAATTCTGAGACTGACCAAAACTCATACTATCTTTGGGAATTTGGTACCCTTTATAATAAAAGTCCATCTCAGACATGCCATATTGATACTGCATAAATTCATGATTGCCTGCCATATTAACCACTTGACCATCGCCGGAAGTGCTGTCTAAATGCATGAATACTTCAATAATTTCGCGCGAATTGAAACCTCGGTCAAAGAGGTCTCCTGTTTGCACCAACATGTTATTTGCATATATCCAGGTATAGGCGGTATAATCCAGAGGCACGTATGGAAGTTCCACTGGACTCGCCAACTTCTGAAGCTGGTTATCATGATTCACCGTCATGCGATGAACATTGATCGTGTGTTTGTCTGCATCCACCTGAATGATATTCATATTCTGTAAAACGCGGATAGTTGCTGCAAAATCTCCATGTAAATCACCGATGGCGCTCAACTTGTCACCTTTGTTTGTGTAGACTCCGTCTGGCCGCGAAGCTAACTCGGGGAGATACGTCATGGCGTGTTCATTGTTTCGAATGGCCGCCGCTTGAAATTCTTGGTCGTCCTTGTTCGGGAAAAAACGGAACAACAATCCATTTTCATCTAGCAGTTTCCGTAAATCACTGTGATGTTTAACATGAAAAATCTGTGCATTTATCTCTGTGACGTACTGGTGTTGAGGAAGCATTGTTCTTAATTTCCACATTGTTTTGAGAACGTCTGAGCGTTCTTTTTCTTTGTTCCAAATAATGTCCCATGCCGCGTCTTCGTCCGACGCGAACGAAGACGCGATTTTTTGCAAATACTCTTGTAGCGCGTCGCTTGCGTGATGGTTCTGTCTCCATGAATCACGAACGAGGTTGGCGAGTATTGTGTATTGTTGCCAATATGAAGTGTCCCAATAGTGATACTCATCAGGAACAAATGTGTTGAACGACATTTATATGTGAAGACCCATATATATAGAGTCGCTTCGCGACTTGCCGCAGAAAAAAATCCGAGGAACACAAACGACGTATTGACAGTATAAATAGGGTTGTGATTTTTTGCAATAACAAATGGTATCTATCGCATCACTTAGTGGAACTCCCGGTCTCGGCAATGTCAACTCGAACGCGCCGTTCTCGTTTAAATCTTCTTCAGCTGTCAAGTCTGATTATGGTTCAAAACCGTCTGTATCAGCACTTATGAATCCAACTTTACACAATAATGTACCCGAACCTATGGTGAACTCCACTGCCCAGGTGCCCCTTTTTGCACGTCCGTTTACTCGTGGGTTTGAAAAACATTATTCGGAGGGTGATGTTTTATTTGTCCAACGTGGTGATGAACGTTCAGCAAATACTACACATCATGGTTCGCATAATGTTGTTGCAAATATTCCTGTGTTGAATCATTTGTTGCGTACAACTCTTGAGGGTGGTACGGGAAAGGACAAAGATGACCTCAAATACGACACGGTCGAAAAAGTCCTTGACAATTTCAATTATTTTGGGATTTTAAATAATGACATGGACACTGGTTCTAAATGGCAGCGACTGCTTAACGTCAATGTACGTGGACGTTCTCGTGTTGCACGCATGTGGAAACCTCCTGATGGACGCCTTAAACGTGGTGACCAGCTCTGGCTCGCCTTTGTCGTTAAACGCACGGGCGGTATTGAAACATTCCGTGGTCCTGGGGGCGTTCACGAAGCTGTTCCAAAGGATACGCAATATGTTCAGGTTGTCCCAACATTGGATTGTTGTCCAGATTTCGAAGAGGCGGAATACTTGATTCCCGTGGGCATAGTGTCCCAAGTTACAATGAGAACACCATCCCGCGTCCAAATTAATGATGCTCTTTATACCACAGAAAAATGTAAGCTCTTAGAACGCATCGAAGTGCTCATGCGTATATAAACAAAAATGCCGTATATAAATCACTTTATATTTATTATTAATAATGTATTCTTCACAAAAACGTAGACGCATTAAACCTTTCGCACGGCCAACTTCTTTTGATATCAATGTTGTCTTTGATATTCGTCATTATCAGTCTATCAAGTATGGAAATGTTATCGACCCCTACTTTCCCGCCCATGGCAACGACGAAGCCTATCATGTCCTCGAAGGCGAAGTCTTAATGCAGACCAACAAACCAGGAGTTCGCAGATATGGCGACCACCAATTGCACGTTTTTTCTTTCGCCAATGGTCTGAAGGCCAATGGTTCTGTTTTGAACGCGGGCTACAACAAAATGAAAAAGGGGCCAGACGGTGAAGATATCCCAAATAATCCTCCTGAGAAGGCTGCCGTCCTCGATGGACTTAAATACGCTGGTGTTGCTGTCACTGAATTCTCTCCTGAGAAAGACATTTTCGAACAGGGATTCGTCATGACATTGGCAGGACTGAACACTATTTTCAACAATGGTGCTTCCATTATCTATCCGGGTGATGTTATTTGTGCCGACATTCCATTTGCAGCCGCTAAAGGAAGTCGCAAGACTAGAGCTTTACAGACAGGTATTCCTCGTGAAAAGTTGCAATTCATTGTAACGCCGATGCGTGAGCTTCTCGCGTCAGTTGACAACGATGAAGAACTTGCTTCACGTTTCATTATGGGTACCGCTCTTTCGTATTCGCGCCCGGGCAGCTCTGTCGATATTGTCTTACACCGATGCAACAATATTATCAAGCGTTCCAACGTCAGTGCGTCTACGGGCGCTAGTAACCCCGGTGGCAACGATGGATTCGCTTCTTCAGAAAGTACTAAAAGAAAGACAAAGGCCAAATCTAAAGATAAAAAGTAAAGTCTAAATAAATTATATAAAATACACGGAGGACGAAACCATATTATAAATAGACCCATTCTATTTTTTATATAATGTCGTGTACATTCTGTTCCGCCTCCTTAGACGAAACAAATCTAGCTGTGTTTACATGTGGCCATTCTTTTCATTTGTCATGTGTCTTAACACAATCTTTTAAGACCACGTGTTCTCAATGTGACGCCACCGGCAGTTGTCCAGACTTGGGGGGAGACCGTGAAATTGCAATGTCAGCCGACATTGAAGCAAAGGTCAAAGAAAGACAATTAAAATCAACCGAGCCTTTAACATGGATGCAAAAAGTGACCTCTGTTATTTCACCTTTAACACCCAATGCGACTACATTTTTAGATCACATTCATCACAACACAAAGTTATCTGTTATACGTCGTCTTGGTTTTAGTCCCGACGATGCCGTACAAGAGAGAATCCCATGGTCCAAATTCCATTCTCGATATTCTAGCGACGACCTGTTGGAATTTGGATTTGAATGGCAACATATGGTGGACATGGGTATAGTCCCGACCCAAGTGAACCAATTTTCATGGACACAACAACAACACACATTGAAATTGACCGCGACTTCTTTATTATCTATTCGCATGACAGTCTCCGAATTGGCCCGTCTGAAATACTCGTCACATCAGCTTGTAGAATTGGGGTTCGACTGGACAGTGTTGTCAAGGATGGGTGCAACAGTTGATACATGGAATTTATTTAAAATTCCCATCACTGATATTAAACGTTATTGGTCTCCAACCGTTTCACAGTGGGTGGCGGCTGGGTTTTATGATAAAGTGAGACTTGAACGCGCTGGATGGGACATTGAAGATGTTTCACAATCATTACCTGCAATGACGGACAGATGTGCTGGCCGTGTGTTAAGACTTGCGTTTTAGAAATGTGTATATTAATCCTATCATCGAACCCAATAAAACGAGAAGCCAGACCATTTCTGGTTCTGTCTGAGTCTGAGGCTTGATTGTCCCGACCGTCCTAGTAAAAATCGATGTTTCTTCGACGACATCTATTGTAGACATTTAGTAGAAAGAATAGACGTAAATATGATGTACTAAACAGAGAACTGGATTTTATTTTTTATTTTTTTCTTTTTGTTGGTCTATTATATTTTTCGGTATGGGTTGTTCGTATTGTCGCAGCCATGGTTTGTAACACGTATTGCAAATGGCCAATGTGTCCACATTTTTCTCTTCGTCTTCAGTTTGAATGGTCGTCCAAGAATCTTTCCCACGAAATGTGTTACAAATATGGCATTTGACAGTGGTGTAGAGGGTACCTTCTTTGAGACATTCACCACATGTTAAACCGTGTTCATCAATCTGGTCTTGATTAAACATCGTTGGGTTGGCACAAGATGGACAAAACAAATACAATTTATTGTGAAATTGGAACAGACAACCCGTCATATTGAATTTAATACATTCAGTACTGGCACAAAGGTCGTTTTGCATCATTTTTCGGCGTGTTTTCCAATCCTTTTTGACGCGTCTTTTTTTATGCTCTTCAAGCTCTCCACCTTCTAGAAAGGCACCCACGGCAATACGCTTACGTTTTTTGGTATCTGTTTTTTCACAGCGACGACCACAATAACATTTGAGAGTTTCGTCATCCACAATAATTTTGTGGTGACCATTCGCAAAAAGATTACTGCATTTTGCATCTTTTTTGACCACGAAACCTTTGAATGTCAAACAAGAGAGACAAATGAAAACTTGGCCCACGTGGTCCGTGAGTTCGTCCGTTGGCGAAAGACCATATCGTCTTCTCAAAGCCTGACATTGTTTGTTATAATAGTGTTCTGGTAATTGAAAGATGCGTATGTCACGATGATTTTGTTCAAACGCAAAGAAAAGTTCCCGTATGGCTTCGAATTCATACCGAGATGTCGCGTTGAGCAATTTACGCAGGTCTGAACGGTAGGTATTTTGCTTGTAATGTTGATACATAGTCAGAAGGATATCGATTGATTTCTGCGAAACGTTAAAGAACTTTAACCAGTCGATTCTTGGCGTGCCGCGTGGCACGCGTTTCACCATATGACGTAACAATAAACGAAATTCTTTCGGGAATTCAACATGTGGATTAACTTGATGTCGTTGTTCGTCAATCCGTTCACACATGGCGATGACATTCTGTGTAAATGTCAGTCGCTGTGGACGATATAAATTACCAAGTTGTTGTTTATTTACTTGCATCAAATTCGATTCAATTTTAGACAACCAGTCTTGAATAGTCACGTATTGGCTGACGTTCGATTCGACAATTTTGCGGACGGAATCCATGGCTGCCCATACGGTGTTTTCAAACGTGTTCCACTTATATGTATTGCATAATTCATCGTATAGAGCCGGTATCAATCGCATGGAAAAAGTTAAAAATTCCTTAATAATGTAAAACAACAGATGTTGATATGTTGTAAATAACCATTCTTGCAATTGCATTCGATTGGGTTTATTGTAAATAAACCGGCTGATGATTTTTTTCCGAGATTTCCAAGACAACCGATGGTGGGTGTGCTTGTACATTCCCAATAAAGAGCATAATAAAGCAGTACGCATAAACTCGTGGACTAAATCGTCCGTTTGACAATAATTAGCAATGATTTCGCGCAAGTTTCGAATCTGACACCGTTGTGGCAACGCCTTACACATCAGATGGACAATTGGTTGCATTTTTGGTTTGTTCTCATTCCAAAAAGAGCAATGTAGTTGCAGACTGACAATGTCTGGAAGAGTACCTTCGTGCAAAACGGTTTCTGTTTTTGGATGATATTTTCGAAAAATGGACCTGACATGTTCTAGGGAGCCTTCCTCGAGTGCACACATTAGAGGCACATGAGCATCGTAGTAAATGTGCAGATAAAAGTCAATGTCGGGATTTTTATCACTTTCCATAAGTTCCACAGTTTTATGAATAATAAAAGCCAATTGCTTGACCCAGGTTGACGATTGAAAGTGGTTGCCGGGCCACCAGATATAATCATCGATATTGTTTTCAATTGTTTGTAAACGTTCCCAAAACGTACCCAGAAACAAACACTCGTATTTTGTTCCAGAATAGTAGGTGAGTAAAATTTGTTCTGGCATCTCGCGGCGAACACCATCATCAAATTCAAAGGGGAAAATGCGCCCGAAACCTACTCCTTGGTCTCGGACGCCTTCATTAAAAAATGGTTCTGTTGACCAGGGTATTTCATACGCCATTGTTCGTAGTAACGCACGCCATTCTCAACCTTCAAACGATACGAATTTTTCAAATGTAACACCACTGGGTCCAGGATACCTTGAAACACAGTAGGTGATGATAAAATACAATCTTCCAGACAGTACTCACCTTCCTCGCCGACGACATTACGATAATCCTGTAGAATAACATTATTCTTGACACCCATACCATCGGCGCGAATATTGATAAAGGCGCGTGCAATTTCGGACCTCTTGCACATGAGACAAAGCCGTCCCTCCGACGGTAACTTTGACGTACGCTTATATTCTTCTTCTTCGGTGGGCAACAGAAATTCCCGCAAAACAAAGGCATTCTCTTGACCCGTAGGCAAATGCATACCTTGGCATTGATCACCCATAATACAAGGTCGTTCATTACGCAAAGGTTCACGCAAATATTCTTCTTCATAGGCTCGCGTCACTACTTGAATGGACACACGCAAATGTTCTTTGTGTTTAATATCTTCTGGAGACAGAGTATCACAAGGATTTTGTTGCACCAAAGCACGAACATAGGGGAAATCATATGGACGCAAATGGGACAAATCGCTTCTTTTCCAAAAATCTTTGTTTTGTTGATTGAAAAATGTCGTCTCTGCCACCATCAGCGTTTTTGATTGAGGTTGTTCAATGATATCTTGTTGTAGTATATCTGGCGTTTCTTTTTCAAGCTCATCCTTTGTACTAGGCAACGACGCGAATGTAAAATCGGTTTTTTTCTGACGTTTGCGTTTTGGATTCACTGCTTCAAATTTATTCCAATGTGCAGATGACATCTATTTAAGTGTTCTTTTTTTACTTATATAGTCAATTATGATCAATTATTTAGAATTGGATTTTATTCATTGGCGCTCCACGCCTACATATTTACACCTAGAGGACATATTATGAACATTTTTTTTGTTGTATCCGCATGTTTATGGTCATGGTTGGTTGGAAGGTCTATCGCATTCGGACCAAAATGTTCCGTTATCATGTGGCGACCGGAAATTACACCAGACTCGTGGTACGCACTCACAAAGATACCAGCCAAAATACCACCGATACTCATTGTATACATGCCATTTGTATTTACAATATTATCCATTCCGACACTATTTGTCAATAATACGGTGACGCACAGTATCATGGTTCTCATGCTACTCTCAGAACAGAGCTACGTGCCTATTTTTGTCACAAGGATATACAATAGCATACCACAATGGCCTCTCGTCCAAATAGGAATCTATATACTTTTTACAATGACGTTAAACAATCCCATTGTTCAGACAACCATCGTTGTCAAAATACTATTATGGGTATGGTTCCTTTGGATAGAAATTAAAATTAAAAATAATATCATACGAGAACAATTACCATATACCGAACGTCAGCCGCGAACCGTATAAAAGCAATTGGCAAGTCAGAAATGTCAGCAACACTACAAAATAATGTCAGACTGAGATTTTTTCTTGTCGTCACAATATCACTTTTAATCAGAGTAACAAGAACGCAGAGTTCAGCATCAGTGCACAAAGCAACGGGGCTATTAGAAACGAATTTCTTACTCTACGGAATCGTAGTCTTATGCTCGTTACTACCTTTCAAATCCACATGGATTGCTGCCGCAGTTGTTAATATTGTCGCGTTTGTGCTAGATATTGCTGCTATGTCCTTGGGAACACTCGCAACATATAGATGCAGAACACAATCGGGTTGTATTAAAACATTGCCCATGTCCATCATATCTCTTATTCTAGTACTGCTCATTTTTGTTCTCGACTTAATGCAAACTTGGGACATCTACCGCATCATACGGGCACCGGATTTTGTCTCATCGTCAACACAGCGCATTCGAATTATATTTGCTTGGGCACTTCCTTTTGGTTGGTTAGTCAATATTGTTATGGTCACAAATTCAGAATGGGCAATGTTTAAGTATACCACTGCACACCTCCTTGTAGACCCATTAATTATACTGATCGCCAACAATCAGGAACATATGTTTATTTTTGCAATGGCCAGTATTACTATTGTTCTAGACATGTTCGCATGGACTCTTTACACGAATACACTCACAAACAAAGCTATACCCATACAAATAGCACTGACAGGGGGCGCACTTCTTATCCTATTTGCACGACAATCAGACGAAGAAGACATAGGAAAAGAGGAAGAAACAGACGAAGATTTCAGTGTTTCAGAAGCACAGCTCCAACACACAGATATTCGACACCGAAAATCCGTAAACAATAAAATTAAGTTTTGAGTATAAAGTTAACAACCGAACTAAACAACCATGTCAACTCCTCCACCAATCACAGGATTGCGACAAAGATATCCAGAAACACCGATGCCCAACGACGATGGCGAATCCAACGACGATGGCGAATCCGACGACGACGAAGCAGACCTACCAAGACATGAAGAGCCAGAAACAGATAGAAAAGAAACACGCACGTATGAAAATGTCATGTTCTTTATATTCGTAACCATAGTTATAGCACACTTTTGGACGGTGTGGACTCTTCAAGTCGACGTAAACATACTCATGCAATATCAAAAGGAACATGTCGACCAGTACAAACATATCGCAAAACTATTAGAAAATATGCATCAGGTTAAATGGCATATGGTACCAGCCATACAATAGGACCAGTTTATTTTGGCCGCTCACAATTTTTAATTTAACACAATTTTTAATTTAACACGATTTTTAATTTTTAATTAAATACGATGAACAAAATAATAACGAAACCTGCGTTTTCATCAATGAAACGACCCAAAAAATCATCATGTGGTTTCGGAAGACTGTGCAACACATGTGGTAAACGTTTCGGAACATTTTCAAGACTAAAAGACCACGAGATAAGATGCAAAAACGTTGGATTTCGATATAACGAAGTTGTCACATTGGTTGGTCATCACAATTTCCGTCGACCAACGTTATCAATGGAGATGATATGGATACCCGTACGTTCAAGGATGAATGGTATAGACATCGAATTATGGGCGGGGATTCATCCCTGTAGTAAAAACAAGGTGTTTAGTCTGAAAGAATGGCCTGAAAAGTCTGAGATTGTGGGATATTTCAGAATTACACGTGAAATGTTCGACGGGGAATGTAAAACAAAAGACCGTTGGAAAACGGCTGTAGAATTGGTTAGCGAACATAGTGTGGAAGCGTCCAACAATTAACAATATATTAAAACTAAATATAACTTTTTATTCTCAGCAAATTTTAATGTCATGCACAGCCGCTGATCTTTTAATTTTTAATTGGCGCTGCGCGCCGCTGACCCCTAACCCTAACGCAGCTCCTTGCTCTGCCTGGCATTGACGTCAATCAAGTCGCCACCGATGGACGCACGCCTCTCTGGTGGGCTTGTAAACGGGGACACACACAGATTGTGACGCAGCTCCTTGCTCTGCCTGACATCAACGCCAATCCTACCACCAATGACGGACGAACCCCGTTTTCGAGCGCGTGTACAGAGGGTCGTGAGGAGATTGTGCGACAGTTGTTGAATCATAGTGAGGAGGCGATGGGCAGTGAGGAAGAGTACCGTAAAAGCCTTGAAGAAGACACCAAAAAAGTCCAAGAAGACCAACTCAATAAGCTCACGCCCGAACAATTTGTTCGCAGCGCTTTTCCCGAAGACATGTTTCCAGGACTCCACTTAGAGAAAGAGGATGACTTTACATTGGAGAAAATGAGTTGTCCTGTGCGTTTGTTACCGTGCAAGCATCCGTGCGAAGCGTCCACACTACAGACATGGTTTCAAACGGCCAAGTTCCCGAATAACCCAAATTACAAACATAACGAATGTACAATATGTAGGAAGGTACCTGAGTACATTGAAGTCATGAACAGGAGACAAATTGAACGTTGGAATCGGATGGCAAGAGAGGAGGAAGTCGCGGAAAGCACATTGAGGGAAGTTCGTCAGAGTGCTGTGTATCGTACGTTTGTGAACGCGAAGAAAGCATCGTCGGACAACACTTTGACGAAGAGATTTCGCGGAGCTGGTAAACCATTAACATTTTAAACGGCATATTTAAAGCGTAGTATTTCGATTACAAATGGAATCTTTTATACCAGTCTATCAGCATGAATCTATGTTTGCCACCGGCAATTATGTTTGCCACCGGCAATCGTTTTGTTGGCTCAATGCATGCCAAAACATGTGTCATTTTAGCATTGCGAGATGATAAAAAAGTGGTGTTAGCACATATTGACGCGATGTGCATCAATAGTGTGGAGGACATGACAAAAAGACGTTTTTATATACTGTCAAATTTTGTTAGTATTTATATTGCACACATATGTGTGAAATTGCGGTTGTTCATTAAATGTGAAAAAACCAGCGATCGCTGAAACAACATTTCTCAATAACCCTGGCTCTGACCCTAGGGATGAAAACACCTGCATGAACTCCTCGTCCTCCTCTGGTGAACCACTCAGAAAAACACTCGGTTCGAATATAGGTTCTACATTAGGATCATTATCACCCGCCCCATAACCATAGTAATGCCACGTCTCGATACGAGTGGGATCGTCATCAACTTGATCTCCCAATGGCCATTCACACTCTGTTTTGTAACCAGTTCCTAAAAAACAAGGACCCAATGGATTCAAAAAGTTCTCGTACGGATGGTCAACTACTATATTAATATCAGACATACCGTGTGCCGTGTACGAGTTTTGATGTGCGTGAAAATCGTCGTAGCGACCTACAGGACTTGTTTTATAAAACTTCCATAATGGATACCACATTTCAAGAAGATTTGGTAACGGAGTGTCGCACCAATCGGCGAGAGACAAAGACAACATTAATAAATCAAGACCACTCGAACCAATCTCCTTGGAGTAGTACCCACCTGGTTCGAGTGCTAATTGACGACCATTAGCAAGACGAGTGGCTCCAAAATCGATGATATAAAACGTTCCATTTTGATGCATTATATTACCAACGTGTAAATCACCATGTACAAACGATAGTTGACGATTTACTTCTTCGAGTGTTGTAGCAACTGCGAACAGAGCATCTTTCGCCAATTTCGCAATCTCCGTCGTATTACCCGCTTCGTATAGCCGTAATAAAGTATGAGCAAGATTATCTTGTAGATATTCCATGCCTATGACTGGAGTATCTGTGATATCGTGGTCATACATGAGTTGAAGATAGTCGTCGTGACTGTCCTCGTACTTGGCAAGGAAATATGTGTTTGGAAATCGTGCAGCTGACTCCAGTGTTCTTAACTCGTCAAACATACAATCTAGATAGTATTGATTTTCTATTTCTTGAACTTGATAGGGTTTTTCTAGGGTAGGTAGTATCGCTTTGACTGCAATTTTGTTCTGTTTACATATGGCGGAGAGTGTGATACCAAATTCTCCGCTCGCGATGATTTTTTTCAACGTGTATGTCTTACCACTAACCACAAATTTAGTTGGACTTCGGATTTCCATTGTCAAAGGATGTTGAAGACACTGGGACGTAAGCCTTTGTTTATTCATTCTGTTTCCAGAAAGCAAGTTTATATATGGTATCTACACGAATTATACAAATCTTTAGTCAAACTTCAGTGGTATGGATTCAACGACTTCGTTAGCCGTGCGGCAATTGGAATCAAATCTTCATAGACAAAAAAAGTTAAATGTTACGATTAATCCGAATGTTATATAAAAGGACAAATATAAATCAAAAACAATATGGAACGTTATATAGAAATGGGATTTCAATCTGACGAAGCAACTGAAGCTGCTGAACGCTATGGTGATGATTTGCATGCTGGGTGTCACTGGCTCATGGTCCGTCAAACGATGGGTAATGTCCCCAAGCGTTTAAAAGCATCACATCATGAAAATACGTATCTAGGTTCCTCAATTCGTATAAATAATCAAATATGGACTGTCAACAGTTTTGATAAGGAACATGCTTTGATTCGCATTACGCGACAAAATCATATTCCTTGTCGTTGGGAACATATCTCTGACCAACGTATCGAATGGCTTAATATTTGTCATGAACAACAGTCATCAATTATCCCACGGGCTGCGTGGAAGCGCTCCATCGGTGTTGTCGATGTATGTAGTAAGTTTTTATCATCTGTGAAGGTAAAAATTGTCTTTGGAAAACTGTTGAATCATTTTATTCGGTGGGGACGCCCGGACACTTCTGGTCCGCCTCAGTCACTGGATTGGGAAAAATGGCGCGTCATTACAAGTCTCACACGTGAACATATTCATCGACCAAGTCGTCCAAAACCACGTGGTGGTTTTAGTTCTGACATTCACGATTTTCGTGTGGAATGGATGTCTTATTTCCATGCATTGTGTGACGTTCACAGCGTTGCTATTGATTCATTTAGTAATGCTTTATATAACTCAACCGTGGCTGAAACAGTGGACCTCTTTCCAGAATCTATTCGTGTTGAACTAACGAAAAAAATAGATGTATGGAAAAACCCGAGTGAACATATGAATACTGAATTACAAAAATGGCGCAAAGATTGTCTACCATCTGTTCTATTTGTTCCGAAGTCGTGTGTCAACGACCGCCTATGTTTTGAAGTGTTTATTCATGACATGACATTTGTAAAAACGCGTGAATACGACGCTGGAATTCATTTGCAATTCCAGCGTCTTTTCTTTGTATTGTTTCCAGAGAGTTGTCCTACGATGACGATTCCGGGGCCTCTAGATAGTACATTCTTTAGTAATGTGTTACGTGTTAGTAAGAAACAAGCTCCAAAAACCCAACAACCCGCAGCTACATTTACAAGCGAATTATTCCCCTTTCAACAGAAATGTTTAACCTGGTTGGTCGAACGTGAAAGTACGGCCCCGTCAACGTCTGCATGGGGTTGGACACAACGCAAGTTGTCAGATGGTTTCACGTTTCACTCGAACGTTTTTGGGCGTCTTGCGTTGTGCACGCCGAATACCACGAGTCGTGGTGGTCTATTGGCTCAAGAAGTGGGTATGGGTAAGACGGTGGAAATGTTGGCTTTAATAGCCACTCACAAAGCCGATGGACCCACGCTCGTCGTCGTCCCTACTACAATGTTGTCGGTATGGATGAACGAAGCAAAGAAACATGTCCCCACGTTATCTGTAATTAAGTTTCACGGTGCTCGGAGAACGCGTGAAATGGACGAGCTTCGTGCTGCGGATATTGTTGTGACAACGTATCGTATTGTTGTCAATGAAACACAACGGCATATACCAACCATAGGTGCCATTCGATGGGGAAGAATCGTACTGGACGAGTCGCACGAAATGCGGTCTGTGTCCTCGTCAACTACAAAAGCCGTCTGTCGATTATTTGCACCGTATCGGTGGTGTATTTCCGCGACACCTTGGCCCAAAGGCTTTCATAATGTTGCGTCGATATTGGCTTTTTTGGGCGTGACTCCTTTTGACGACCACAGCCTTGGTCGATATTCCTCTGTAAACCCTTCTCTATTATGTGATATTTTATCGACGACGACTTGGTGGCAACAAAAACGTCATGTCAGTCTGAATCTTCCCAAAATTACGAATCAGACAATTGAATTGAAGCATTCTTCTCCACAGCTTTACGAAGACTTGTGCCTATCCATTGTACAACGAATGATAGTCGACCAAACAACGTCTGGAAGAAATCATCTAACACTACGTTTACATTACACGAGGTGGTTAAGCCAGGCAGCAACCCACCCTCTTTTGAACCGCTTTAGTCATTATGGATTTCCCTGTCTTGAGTGTCCAGTACAAACAGAAACAAATTCAATTCAAACGTTTATTGATACACTAGGTACTACAAATTATGACCAATCTCTACGTGACCTTATTCAATCCTGGGCCAATGGCAATGAAAAGTGTTCGATTTGTATGGACGCTATGGACAGACCTACTGTGACTCCGTGTCACCACATGTTTTGTTTCGAATGTATACAAAGTTCGTATCAACATGACACGACGCGCAAATGTCCTTTATGTCGCACACCTGCCGGCGAATCGGTGTTGCACGAATTGTCCATCGAAGAACCCGTCGAGACGGATGTCCCAGACTCATGGTTTACATCGGATGCCAACGGACAACGTGTCGAAATGAATAAAGAAACGCACGAACAATTAGTTGCACTCAACGGAACAAATGGACATAAAATAGACAAGATTATTCAATTGGTTTCTCAAACGCCGACCGAAAAATTTATTTTGTTTACACGTTTTCATGGAGCCTGGAAAATGGTCTGCAAGGCATTAGAATTGGCAGCGATTCCGTTTGTTTCTATTGAAGGACGCATGACTCCAAAACGCCGAGAAACATCCATTCACCAATTCCAAACGAATCCCGACGTACGTGTGTTTGTGATGACAACAAAAACGGCCTCGGTGGGTATTACGTTGACAGCAGGTTCACATGTTGTCTTTTTGGAACCATGTGAAGATACACATATCCGTAAGCAAGCCATTGGTCGAGTCTGGCGTATTGGTCAGACAAAACCCATTACTGTCACTACGTTTAAAACAGTAGGGACTATTGATTGTGTTAGTGATTTGGACACTCATTTGAGTCGAATGTTTCAACAGAGCGGTACTTCTGTATAAATTCATTTCTTTCCTTCATTAAACGTATAATTGTACTTCTGTCTCCAGTCTCACGCGCATTGTTTAAAGACACCTCAAAATCCTGTAAATCATATTCGAATGCAAGTTCAACGATGGGCTTTGATTGGCTAATTGCCTGTGTAAATTGTTTGTACAATTGTTTGGCTTTTGTTGTTCCGCTCAAAAACTTCCCCGAGGACTTGGTCAGATGAATACGTGTATAAGGGTCACGTGGAGGACATCGACCAAATTCGCCTAAATGCAAACCTTCCAACAACTTCCTTCTTGTTTCTCTGGAATAACCTTGGTCACGCACAATCCAAGGGTTGGCGACGAATTCATTAGTCAATTTATCGAACAACAATTCCACGTCCGCCGCGCCGCCAACGTTTGTTTTCGTTGTTTCGGAACATAATGTAAATAGCCGTTCTATAAACTTATACCGTTTTTTTTGGAATAAGTCATAGGCATATTTTTTTATTTTTTTCTCGACCACCTTTTGTCCTAACAAATGGACAAGTATGCCATCGCAGTCATACTTATAAAAGAGTGACCATTCAGCCAATGTTGGGTAAAAGCCCAACACTTCTTCTGCTGATAGACAATCCTTTTTACGAAGCATTTTTCGTACTGCTTTACGCGCCTCCTTTATTGTTTGAAACCCTGCCTCGCGACCCCACAAATACAATTTTTTGGTCGCTGTCTGAACGGTATTCTGAACAGTAAAAGAACCATGGCGCAAATCACACAACCACGTACCTTCTTGAATAATTTCACCATCGACCTTTTCTACAAATAATCCTTCGCGTTCGCCATCAGAAAATTCGCCTTCGAAAGCAAAAGTGCGGCCATCAACTTCACGTTCTAAACAACCGTGGCCATTCCAAACGTCGTTACACCAAAACCCCGTGTATATCGAGCCATCGGAATAGTGCATCACGCCATGGCCCGTCCGTTGCCCGTACGACCAACCACCGGTGTATATCGAACCGTCGATATAGACATGTGTCCCTTTTTTATGACGTAGATTACGCTTCCATTGACCTTCATATGTTCCCAGACATTTAGAAATCCATTTACCATCACCATGGCGTTTATTATTCGCCCAGTTTCCAGTGTACGATTCAAACGTATTTGAATAAATACCGTGACCATTTTTAAAGCCAGACCGCCAGAAACCAGAATATACAGCACCATCGGGTTCTGTATGGACACCAATACCATGTTTCAAATTAAAATAAAATTGGCCCACATAAGTGCCATTGACATTTTTCAAAGTGCCGTGGCCATGTTTCTGACCCGACGACCATTGTCCGTCATAGTTGCTTTCATCACCGGCGGAATAGACGCCATCGCCATCGTATTTGTCGTTTTTAAAATGACCATCGTACATAAAGTCACTCGTCTGGAGTTGGCCGTAACCATGCCACTTGTCTTTTTTCCACTCACCATCGTATATTAATCCATTTGGTCCTACTTGGCGACCATGACCATGCTTGCGACCGTCTAGAAAATACCCAGAATAATAACTGTCTGGACGAACATACAAGCGACCATTGCCAGAAGGTTTCCCGTCATAAACAGTACCAATATAGACAGAACCGTCGGAAAAATCAAGCGTTTGGTCAGAAGAACATTTTTGTTTTTTATGACCTTTCATCGTATGTTTACAAGTTGTACATCGAGGTCTTTTCATTTAAAATAAACAGTTACTATTTATATATTACTTTTATTCATTACTCGGTGGATGCAAGGTCAGTACGTTGGCGTTTAGGCTTGCGTACCTTGAGAGACTCTTTCGTATTTGCGTAATCACGTTTGTACTGTTCCACAATAGCAGGGTCCTCCACAATTTCTTCTAATGTTTTAATAGAGATTGATGGTATGGTTGTCTTTTCTTCGCGCTCAAAGGTAATGCCACCCAAATCGGCCGACATCATGTTGTTCTCGCGCATATATTGGTATATTTTCGCGTGGCGCTCCTTCTGCTCTTTGTTGAAGCTCTTGAGTTGGGCTTTGATAGCATCGCCCTCTGGAATGGCTTCAGTGTACTCTTGTTTTACTTGGTCAAACTCGATTTCGGTCATTTGGGGCATATCAGTGTCCATCTTAATTTTTTTATTTAATTTAAAGCGGCAAACTAAAAAACAATTATGTGTTACTTTTTTTGTTTGTCGACAATTGTAAAAAATGTGTATTTATATGATTAATTGTAAACAATGTCGGTCCACAACGGACGCCGCCAACGCCAATTATTACCCTCTGAGATGGCGTTCAGACAACTGTCAAAGCCCACTATTCTCCGACCGGTTGGTGCATTTGAAAGGACTTCTTTCATTTCACTCATCGGAATTATTTTAGGGACATTTGTTACAACAGTTGGAATTATATATAATCAAACATTTTTTATCATGTTAGGGCTTACAGAAATGTTGTTTGTCTCCCTCTGGCTCGTCGTATCTTTTTATGACTAGTCCTTATTCGAAACGGAACAATCCATGCTCTCCACAGTAATTCGCCATTGCAAAGGTCAAATTGTGTGTATTTGCCTTTCCCATGATAGGATTCGCCCAGTTGTAGAACTCTTCGCAGACACCCTGAGCGGTCACGTCGTGCGAATCAACAAACGAGAGGAATTTGGCGACGATTTGCGCAGGGGTATAGATACCATGGTCGCCAAATTTTGTAATCGATGCGGGCCCCATTCCTGGGATTTCTGACATTCTGAAATCAAGTAGGGAACGGTTCACAAACTCGACCACAGTATCGGCGCGTAAAGAACTTTTAGATGGTTCATAGTTGAAGTTAGACATTTTTTTTGATATATTATCTATAAACATTTAAATACATTCATATTCTCTACATTTGTGGATTTTAAAATATTTTGTCTCTTCGTCGAATGTAATGTTTCAAATAGGCAATGCACATTGATATAGCAACAACAGCGATACCAAACAATGCAATTGTAATATATGACTGCTTTTGTAATTTGACAGCGGTCTTTGTTTGATGTATTTCCATTGTTTGCTTCATTTTATCATTGCTTTTTTCGACATTTTCTTTGTGTGTAATATGTCTCACAAATGACCTTGTCATTTTGAGATTAATCTGGTGAATATTTTCCTGAACCATTACCATATTGTTGTTGAGTTCGACAATATCACTTTGGATTTTTAAAACATCCATCTTCGTTTTTTCATGGTCTTGTCCCAAAACATTCGTTTGAACGTTATGAAGAATTTGTGTCATACCTGTTTCTGTCTTAGCTTGCACGTCTAAGTTGAAAAAATCGACATAACTATCCAGTTCAAATTGAAAACAGTCTCTATATCGATTACCACGCGATGTGGAAACATCCACGATAGTTTTTTGCATATCAATAAACGAGTGTAGTCGCAGACGTAAAAACCACTTTTCGGTTCTCTTGAATATTCCAAAACATCTGTCACCCAAAGAACTTTCGATGTGGTCATTATGAATCTGTAACTCAAAGTTGATGTTCGGACGCTCCGTGACAGAAGTCTTGATTGTTAGAGACATTGACGAATCTCTTGAATGTTTGTATCGTACTTCGTTACCAACATAATATCTTTGGATTTCAAAATACAAAGTATCTTGGAAATTTTCAGAAAACGTACATGATTTTATCCCCCCTTCAGTTTTTGGACCTGACAGTGTTACAACATTATTGACGATTTCATCCGAACAAGTACGTGGAGGCCATTCGGCAGAAACAATCACAAAGCATAATAGAAACAATACAAACATTTATAAATAGTACGCATCATTTATAATCTTCATGTAATGTATAGTTAAAATCCAATTTTAACATATAGTACATTCACTATTTTCTGATTTCACAGATTTTAATGTCAACTCCTGCGAGACATCACCAATGACAGCTTGGACATTAAACGTCATCGAATTTTGTTCAGGGACGACATGATTTATCTTACAATTCCATACTTTGGTTTCGCTTACTGAAAGGCTTCCTTTGTGCTCTGCAGTTGTAAATATTTGACACACGGACGGTCGCTGCCTATCTAAAAGCAATGATTTTACTTTTAGTCTTGTTTCGCCTCCTTCGTGAACCACTAATACTTCGTCTCCATGGACAACATCATACATGTCGTGTCTCTTTATGTTTGACATTTTTTATTATTAGACGTGTACTTAAATAGTGTTTGGACGCTTTTCTCGACGGTGTCGAAGCAAATCCTCACGAACGTTTGACGGTCGTCGCCGTCTCGTCAAACAATCTAATAGGCGATAAACCCAAGGAAATGATACAAATTCGTGATAACCACAATTAGATTCCCGACAATTTTGCCTCTCGGCATTCTCCACAGTTACATAATAGTTTCGATTTATACCACACCACACACAATGCATTTAAATAAACTTATATATATATTAGTGAAGCGGCATTTATACCACACCACACACAATGCATTTACTGCCAGGCGAAAGAAGCTATTACTCGACATGCATTTACTGCCAGGCGAAAGAAGCTATTACTCGACATTGTGAATTTCATGACGCTTTCGTTTACCAGTCGGATGCAAATACCGATAAAAGGTAGTCTCTTCACGCTTGACCATCTTGCCCGGTTTGGTCCAATCATACACATCAAAATCGCTGGGACGACCGTGAAACATTTTGATATTAAAGCCGAGCCGACGTGTCTCCATACACTTGTGAAATTCACGTTTCGTAGGATTCGGACCTTTAATCTCAATGAAAGTAGAGCTCTCTGGTAACCAAAAATCGGGAGTATATTCTGTACCATCCGACAGTTTAATTGTCGCTGGTTCAAACGTTGCTTTGATACCTTGCTTTTCAAAAGCCTCGGACCAGGAGGTTTCAAGATTGGACCGGTGATTAATTGCCCCTGGTGGCAAACAAGCTTCCAAAGAACCGTCGTCGACATAAACCAGTTTAAATTGCTTTGAGCTTTTGCCACCCACACATTTATAGCGACCCCAATAATAGGTATCCGCGCCACAACCAAAACTAAGTACGTGAAAAGGTCCTTTGGAATTGTACACTTGGTTATTATCGCGAGTTGTCCGTGGATTAGTAGAGATAGTTGCACAATCTTCGTTCACCTCGTTAAACCACGTACGATTGTTCGTATTCGCCTTGATTGAGTGAACTTTACCATCGCGAATATCAATACAACTTTTCTTGTTGTGGAATAATCGTTTTATTTGGTGGGGAATAAGTGCAGGTCTCGACATTTATATTTGTTGGCCAATAATGGTTTGTCAGTCACTAAAACACATATGTCCGTCTTTTTTTTGTTTTAATTTAAATTAAAAATCGCTAAATGAATAACTATATTTCGACGTGTGTAAAGCAACGACAATTGTTCGAACGCTACCATGATTGGTACAACGGTGTGATGGCTCCACATAGCAATGTCTGTTATGAAACGTTTAGACGTATTTTCAAGGGGGAAACGCGCGTTTTGAAACTGGTACGACCAGTGCACTCCACCAACGACATTAAACAAATTTTATACAAAGAAATCAGACGGCTTACTGCTCGAAAACGGATAGCATGGCATAAATACCAAAACAACTTGCGTTTCAACCTGTTTTGCATCTCAGTGTATCGTAAAACACGTGTAGATGTTTCCTTTGCGCGTCACAAGATTCTAGAATATTTACACGGGGAACCAACGACTCCTATAAAAGCAAAGTAATATTAAACAAATGTCGGTAAAGAGGCGAAGAGCATCGTCTCCCTCAAACCTGCCGCACGCCAGCGTACAGTCAATCAAGCCTGACAAGCCGATATTTCAGAGCCGCTACGAGCAAATACTCGCAGTGTGGTCGGTGCTAGACTCCAAACCGTCTTTGAAAAATAATAGTGGTTTGAAATGTAGTCGTTTCTTGGTGGATCAACAAATTATCACCGTTCGTGAAATGGACTTACCAGGAGATGACGACGGTACTCAATCCGAAATATATGCTATTGACATTGACGACGATGTACAACCAGTTATATTAAAGAAATTTACTCCGACAAGTGACGCAAATAACCAGCCTGAAATTGAAGCTGAACTTCAAAAGTGGGCGTATCGTCAAAATTGGACGGATTGTCACGGGTTTATTACCCACGGGTTTGCTCCTGAAGTAAAAGCGTACAACGCGAAGGCCATGATTATTGAAAAATGTCTACGCTCACTCGACAAAGACGTATTAACGAACGACCGTACATACAGCCGTATGCCCGGGTTTGAACAAAAATTTAAACTGAACGAACTTAACCAATTATTGGGCTGGGGGTCACTCAAAATATATTCATTTGTACAAAATATGTTCGATGCATGCGGTTTGTATAACAAAGACCCCAATTTTGGCAATTATATGTACCTGCGTGGAGAACTGAAACAAATTGATTTTGGACAAAATCGGTTCGCTTCGGAAGCAAAATTTAATGAGTTTTTTAAACAATTGCCTGAACATCTTCAGAAGTCTGATTTACGCGCAACATTGTTAGAGGTAGATGATTCGTCTTTCCCACCGCTATATCATTGGTACACTGCCATGTCCACGGACGCAGACGGCACACAGCAAAAGAGATGGGAAAGGGGAGCATGGGGTCCATTTATAGTATCTTTAAAGCAACTGCGCCAAGTGATATTAAATAAAGCTGTGGTTCATAAAACAGCTCTTACAATACCAACCTCGGCTCTATGTACGACCTATTTAAATTTTTAATTAGCGGCCAATTACAAATACATAGTATAACCGATGTCTTTTCATGCTCGAGACATGCAATTACAAACGATTGTTATGCAATTGCAAACGATTATTTATATTTTAATACACGCCACCGTTTTTTCTTGGTTAGAAGTTGAAATGGAAGGAAAACACGGATGGGCTGTCAATTTACCAACTTCTTGCGCATTCGGTGGGTGGACGTGGTATCATATAACTATGAATATTTTAGTTTTATTGACAATTGCAGGCGTGACGCGCTTATACGACTCGAAATTTCGAAATACATGGGAACAATATGTAGCTACAGCACTAGTGTACGTGTTTAGAGTCGCAGTATGGTTTTGCGTTGAAGATATTATGTGGTTTGTTATTAATAAACACTTTGGTATCCGCAGATATACTCCAAAAGATATTTATTGGCATGCGGATAAAACGTGGTTTTGGGGGACGATTTTGTTAAACTGGATCGTAGTCATTGTTGCCATCGTCATCGGGGTCATTGAAAAAATCGCCACTGGTAAAATGACTGTTTTTAAAGAAACAATTACAGCCGCAGTGTTTCTACTTGTTTCGTGCCTCGTCAGTCTGACATTAACATACGAAACGAACCCAGTGGGGGACCCACCTGATAAAGCTTTATGTTTTGGTGCATATTCAACAGTATTCAATTATACAACATAATCCCCCACTGGCAGCGGGTTTGTTCGGGTAACTTTGGTTAAACTTGAACAGGCCATAAATTAAATATACGTTAAGAATATTCACAACTGTATTTGGTTCCACCGTATATTAGCGAAGCGGCAGCTTAAATGTCTAAAACTGGGGACAGACCAACCTTTTACCACTATGGTCAACCCGTACGTGCTGCTGGGATACTCTTATGGACCCACAAAGGTAACAAGACTATACGATTGTTAAATAAATGTAATCGTAAATTTGAAGACCTCGGTGGGAAAACGGACGTCGGCGACAAAACACCGCTTGATACCGCTATCCGTGAAGCGTGTGAAGAAACGAACAATCACATCTTTTCGAACAGACACACGTTTCAGGAATGCGCTAACTTACTCTATGACCACGCAATGGACTCGATGGACGTGCAATATAGTGAACAATCAAAGTATTTACTTTTTCGTATTCGTGTACATCCATCTATGCTAGATATGGACATGCGCCGTTTTGGACGGACCGAAAAAACAGAGTGGGGCGTCCTCAATCACTATTTTCAATGGCGATGGTCAGTGCCATTGAACCTACACCCACGTCTAAGACATCTCGAATTGTGATTGGCATCATACGCTTTTCGCCATGTAGATATTTTACATAAATACACTATATAATTAAATATTAAATCAACCATAATGATTGTGCTCAGTGCAATGGCATTATATATATCAAGTTTTTATACAAAGTTGCCATCTGCGACGACGACAGCTGTCACGATGGCAGCTGTCGTCGTCGGAAGAGCTACAGTTAAGGCGGAAACTACAATAGAAGTCATGGGATATTTGGCACAAGCACAAAAAACGGAATTCGAAGCTATCAAAGCGCTTTCTGAGTTACGTGAAACACTAGAAGGAAGAATCACATCTATTTTGTCTGATTATACACAAATGATCAATCAAGCTTCAGTTGTGTCCACCTTAACCTTGGGAATGGCTACAGCGGCGTTTGGTTCATTGTTGGGAAACACCGATGACCAACCCGAATGGAAGTCGACGATGTTTGCCATGTCTTGCGTCATTACTGTATGTTTATCCCTAATGTCAGTGATTGAATCTTTCTTCTTGGGTGTACACATCAACCAAGTGGAAGCTCGGTTTGCCGGTGGAGTTTATCCTCATATTAACGGTGGCGACCTAAGAAAATTTGACCCTGAAGAACTTAAAAATTTGAACGCAAAGTTTAATTTTGTAGTGGTCACGTTTTTCGCTTCTTTTTTGTCGTTTTCCACAACAGTCCTAGGTACAATGTACATTGGATTGGGGTTGTCAGATAGTGTGTTTGAGCACGATGGTCGTATCATCAACAAAGGAGATTTATTTGTCAACGACCCACGATTCAACGCAACTGGACATGCACCCTTGTACAACATTGAACCAAATTATGTGCAAACAGCTACGACGATGACTGTCATCGTTGGTCTGACGTATTTTGTTATCTTGTTTCGGTTTTTCACGACCTATTCGAGACATATATACGGGAAATCTCTATTACGTTTTTTGGTGATATGTGGTTGCATGCAACCACACGGTGAAGACGAAGACGAAGATTTATTAACGCCCATTGAAGCTGCAGCCGAACGATTCAACTTACTCCAAGAACATATCACAAAACGTTGTACAACATGGTTGTTGTCCTCCATGAATCTTACCCTAGTTATTGCCAACTTCAGCTTCAACGAATTTTCTGTTTTTGACGAGAAAAACATACCCAAGGAATTTTCAGCGGGGGGGGAAGTTCCTGCTTATAAGGACCAGAATTTTTTTAGAAAGACTATCTCAAATGTAAGTTTGTGGTCAAATAAATTATTTGACATGCTTGAAAACGCAACGCTTACTTCTACAGACATTTGGTCAACAGCACCCAAAATAAAAAAAGCGCACGCTTGCAAAAATCACATAGCAGAATTGAAGACGAATATCACAGTGATTGAAAGGTACCAATTGTCAGAAAGCGCGGAACCATTGGCCAAACTGTCGTATAATATGAAGCCGTGGGCGCGTATCATCGTGTTCGCGATTTTGGTATGGAGTATATCTGGCGGCGTGGTGGTCACTATACTCTTTTTTGTATTAGGTATTCTTCTAACGGTGTTAGTGAACATGTGCACATGTTGTAGAGGGTCGTGTTGGACACCATGCGGTCGAGAAAAGCTTGATAGCATGACCTCAATCATTCGACGAATGACAACGAGTCATTTTAATTGTCTGTACAAAGTATATAAAAAACAGATTGAAATTGAACGACCATCATCGATAAATACAACGGGACCAACGGACGAGGCGTCGTCATCGATGACGACGGGTTCGAACCCGTTGTGGAAGCATGACGCTGGGTTGTACAGAAGAACATACGCAGGTAAAGACTATTCGTTAATAAAATTTTAAAGTACGGCGTACGTTAGAAGAAAGTGAACGCTATAAAAATCTATGAAACGTTTGGAACAGTTGAGACGATGGCGGCATAAAAATAAAAAAATTTAATTTAAATTTGATTCGAAGTCGCAGAGCGCCTCAGAAAATCTACAACAATTTTAATTGGAATCAAATTTAATTGGAATCAAATCTCAGAAAATCTACAACAATTTTAATTGGAATCAAATTTAATTGGAATCAAATTTTAGAAAATATAAACTTTTTAATTGGAATCAAATTTTAATTGGAATCAAATTTAATTCGAATCAAATCTCAGAAAATCTTAAACTTTTTAATTCGAATCAAATTTAATTGGAATCAAATCTCAGAAAATCTTAAACTTTTTAATTCGAATCAAATTTAATTGGAATCAAATCTCAGAAAATCTACAACAAATTTAATTGGAATCAAATTTTAGAAAATATAAACTTTTTAATTCGAATCAAATTTAATTCGAATCAAATTTAATTCGAATCAAATTTTAGAAAATCTTAAACTTTTTAATTCGAATCAAATTTAATTGGAATCAAATTTAATTGGAATCAAATTTTAGAAAATATAAACTTTTTAATTCGAATCAAATTTAATTCGAATCAAATTTAATTGGAATCAAATTTTAGAAAATATAAACTTTTTAATTGGAATCAAATTTAATTCGAATCAAATTTTAGAAAATATAAACTTTTTAATTGGAATAAGCTGACCCCACTTCGTTAGCCGTGCGGCGCGCTCCGCGACAGTCGCAGAGCGCCTTAGAAAATCTAGAACATTTTAATTGGAATAAACCAACTATGTATGGAATAATATTATTTCCATATATGCGTTGGGACAAACAACATAAAAATATGATAAAGTGGTTTATTGCTTGTACCATCCTCTTATTTTACACGCATCATCGTGTCATCAATCAATTGACGACACGCGTTAATGCGCTCGAGTTGAGAGTCTCTGTCTCGAATAAGACGTCGCACGTTATTTTGCATCAGCTAGACGTAACTAGTGATATTGTAACAGAGAATACGGACAACAACAAGTATTTAAAAGAGCGTGTGGACGCTGTTGATTTGCGAATGGCGGCGCTAGAAAATACTATAAAGCAATAACCTTAACAATAAATGAAATTTCCGAGACAATCTTTTCTGAAGAAACATCCTAAAAGATGGTTGGACGCTTTGGGTCGTGTGTGGTTATTTCAAAAAGACTTCCCACCGTCCGAAGCTATTCGCCAGTGGATAGAAAGTGATGAGTGGGACGAATCTGTCGAACTCGTCTTCATTTTGTGGGGCGAACTTGAGGATATTAATCCACCGTTACCGAGAGATGGTGTTATTGAATTGAAAAGGCAAGGTATTTCACGTCAGGTGTCAATATCTCAAATATATGATGAAAGTGGATTTAAATTGGCGGCATTAGTTGAAGTAGTATAAATATTGTTTATTGTTTTTTTGAAATGATGTATACTCGCTGGCTATTTGGTGTGTTCATGGTGATTACGTTTGTTATGCAAGTGCGTAATTTCAATCGATATCGCGTCGAGAGAGCACGTCGACATTCTGAATCCATTGTATATTTAAATTCTGACGTCTGTGCGGACCCTATTACGCGCGCTCAGTTGGGTACGTTTAATTTGTGTGAAAAGGCTGAACATCTTCGAAACGAAAGTCCGACTGAGGCGGCAATGTACGATATTTTGAATGATTGGTACCCCTGTGGTCATGGACGGTGTACAAAAGCGCTTGATTGGTTGTGGACGAATATCCATTGGTTTGTAATAGGGATGACTATCGTGGGTATGATGGTCTATTTTAAGTGGGTGGAATATCAGAGGGACCGTATGTTTACACATATGACGTTGCCAAGTTTATTACAAAATCGACGAGTGGAACATGTCGATTAACAGTATATATTGGTAACTATTGAAAGACAAATGGAATCTTGGAATGACCACGAAGTTACGTTTGCACCCACTGAAGGGTTGGAAAATAATGAGACGTCTATTCGCGTTCTTGATCAAAACGAGAATGACGTTGTTCAACAACGTAATCAACGTCAGCGCATTACGGCGGCGGATCAAGACGTCGACCCGGTGGACGTGAACGATTTCCAGCGTGGACTCACGTTGGAAGAGAAGATACGTGAAGACCCTGGTTACAAGTTTTTAATGATGGTGTCCGCTTTTGCTTCGCGACGTTTAGGAAAATTGGTGTCGTCCACTGGTGGTGGACGAGCCACGCAAAACATTGATAATATTTGCGCCGTTGTGGCTCATGATGTTTCTAAACACTGGATGCAGGAGCCTGAAATATCGGGTGTCGTTTATTTGTCACCGGAAGTGTATGGCCATATTAAAGAAGCACAGTCCATTGTGAATCGTGGGTTTTCGAACGCGACTCTCAAAATGTTGGTGGAAAACGAATGTTATGCAACACTTTTCGCACGGTTGGTATCGATTCGCATGGGATTGTCATCTACGTTGTTCTCCCAGCGTCCGAATGTTCGTGATAGAGCGTTTACGCGCTTGCATCAAGAACAGTCAGCGGTATTACGTAGTATACGGTGTGCCTGTGGTACAGGTCAATATGCCTTGTGGACGCGACCTAGTAGATAAGTAGATAATAATATGATTATTTATAATATGTGTTTGTATATTTCTCTTGGGATATTAAGATGGCCGTTTGAAACATATTTGGGATTAAAGAGTTTAAAATCGACAAATTTCGACTGGACACTTTCAATGTTGTTCATCAAGTTTTGCATGACTGGATGTTGCATATTGAGTGGCGATGTAATAAATGGGGACGCATTGGGTGATTGTTCTGCCGTTGGCGTGAGTTTGAGAACATCTGTGGGTGCGAGACAGTCCGAAATCTCATCTGACGCCGAAAATGCACAATGGCGCATTTGTAGAGTATCGCGCAATGTAATATTGAGAGATTCTTCCATGGCCTTGATATTTTTGACAGCAGGTGGCTGCATGACTTGTGCATTCCATGCAAGTTCACCGTTCCAACTACATGTATTTATGATTCTTTGACAGTTTTGTGCGGAAAGGTCTGTCCATGCGTAAAAGGTTGGAGCGATGCCCAGATTGGATGGAAAGAATTTTCTGTCTGTTTTACCACCGTTGTAGATACGGTATCCACCAAGTGCCGACGATTTCATTAAAATTTGTGCGGAAGCGCGTACTGCGGCGTTCGCAATGTATACACTTTGAAGGTCGGACAATACAGAGTGTGTGATGTCTGAATGAATAAGAACAGCAGATTTGGAGACACCTTGAGCTATTTCGTTACGGAGAACTTCTGCCTTTTTAACAATCGAGTCGTTGTTTTCAAAATGCATGCGTTTCCACTGGGTGTCTAATTCTCCAGCAGTGACCCCAGTCTGGAGCCATTCGTTGTACTTGGTGGTCAGAAGATTTTTTGCGGAAGTGTTAACAACAAGACGGTTTTGAATTTGTTCACAGCCAAATTCGTCAATAGATGATAATTGATAACTACCAACAGAATTATTTCCATTTTCCAATGCTAGACTTTGAAGAACACTCTTGGCAACTGAATTTTCTAAGCTAAAGATTGAGCGTCCGCGTGCAACATCGGGATGAAACCACGACGCATCTTCAGGACTGAATTTATAATCTTTGGTCAATTGAACGACCAATCCTTGGACCACCACAGGTAATTTGTTGAGAAGGGCAGCTTCGTTGTCGATGGAAAAATTGGCAAGAAGAGTGACAGATTTCACGTGTTCCGATTGCTTGTTTAATTGGTCCATAACGACTTCCAAGGCTTTGTTCATTGTAGAGTCCATAGTAATATCAGACGACTTTTCAACAGTGATAGACATTTTGTAACTTAATAAGATATATTATATAGGGTGTTTTGGTTATTTGGTGGTGGTTCGATAGACACCCATGCCTGTAACCATTTGTTCCAAACATCGGAACCAACGTTGATTAGATATCGACCCGAAGAACAATCGTCATCTAAACACCGTTGATATATTTTCTTAGTTGACAGATCAATCATGTACCAGATTGCGTTTCCTTTGTGTGTTCTATTGGCGATATAACACTTTCTTGAGTTCGCAGGAACCACATAAAATCCTGTTTCGAGCAATTTTATTTTACGACGTATGATTTGTGCATGCTCGTGTTTATCGAGCCAGTCAAGGACAGGCGCCAGTAAAGGATTTTGTTCTGTCAATGAGCCAAGAGTCGAGCACAGAGGAGACAGTCGCGTCCATGTATTGTTCTTGTTGAACCTAAACAAATTTCTCGGTTTTTGTGAGGTAGAGACCGGTTCAGATTCATCTATTTCCAAGCATTCGAAGGGATGTTCGCAAGGAACTTGGACCAATAGCTCCCACCACTGTTTTTCCGAACGTAAAACGCGTGTGGAACCCTTTTTACAAGAACCAGCCATACGAAACATTCTATTTCTTGTATACACAGCAGTATCCACGGCGTCCACCAATGGTCCTGCGAATAAAACAAGACGTCGAACGAATGCGCCAACATGATAAACATTTTTGAGAACAACATTTGTCACAATAATATGCCATGAATATTTGTTGGGTCCCGAAGAATCTAGGATTTCAATCACTCCGTTTATTTTAAATTTGGCAAGAATGGCCTGTTGGAGTACGTCCACTATTCGGCTGATGTCCAATGGAACGGTTGAGTCGATGTCTAAAAAGAGACGTGATGGCCGATGTTCCATAAGACACTCATACCAATGACACACTTTCTTTTGTTTATAAATAGAACGTAGTTGTTGGATAGTACCTGTATAAAAATGTTTTTTACCACACGACGAGATATCCTCGGCTATTATATAGTCCGACCGATGTTCAATAGCTTTCTGGAGGGTTAAAAACATGACCGCGGTAGAAAAATTGTTTTAGAAGATTTACAATACTCATATTCGTAACTTTATCTGACCTACAAAAGTACAGCATCCATTAACTTTTGTCACTTATATAAGGGCTCGGATTTGTAGTATTAAAATGTCTAAAATTCAACGCCCAGATACAACTAAATTAACTACTGATGTCTCTAAAGAAACGCCACTCAAAACTACGATGGGTGTCACTGGAACAGAAGCACCCAAAGAAACATTCACTACACGTGTCATATTCGAGGCTAATGCCACTTCAAAACAAATGGAACATGGTGTGATTGTCCAACTAGCCAATGCATCCCACGTTTTTGCCGGTGCTGGTGCTGAAGATGTCGATGTCAGTAAAGGCATCCTTACCTCCATTAGTGTCAAGTCAATTTACTCTGATTGTTCTGAACCGGTCACTTTTGGAATCAATTTGTATAATTCATCCAAGGAAGAGCCGACCATCAAGAACAACGAGGGATGGTTGCACACTCCTATGAAAACCGATTTCGGCACTGAGGCCACTGCCAAAGACGAACAGGGATACCGCAACCTATTGGCTGTCATGCCTTACGAAAAATCTCGTTCTGAATTGAGTGTCTACGAGCCCAATGAAATTGCCTCCGACCGTTACATCCAACAGTACGGTAATTGTTCCACTGAAAATCTCTATGATGGGGTTGTTGCTTTCCCAGGTGAGCAATATTACCTTGTCTCTCAGGACCACGTCGTTCTCTCTGTCATTCGTCAGAATTGGGAGCAGCTCGGTATCAACGTCGATTCCGAGGCCCGTTTCAACGGTAAATACGTCCAAGTTCCTGCACACGTTTTTGATCGTGTTATCAACGACCTCCAGTCCCATGTTCTCGCCCGCATGCCTTTTACCAATTTGAATGATGTTCGCGCCAAATTCACCAGTAAGCCTACTTCTCATTATGTGGATTCTCACCCAGACGGACCATCTGGGATGTACAAAGTATGTGTAGAATTACAAATGAACTACCAATTCCCTTCTGCTTCTGTTGAAACCACCGAGGAATAAATAAAACCAACTATTTAAATAAAACTCTTAATTTTATTATGTTTAGCTGCTTACATTGTACTAAACGTGTCCATAGACGCCTTCTCTGTTATGAACATTGGAAAAAATATCGCGAAGAACGCTACCATTGTACATGGAAACCATGTATCAATCCAATTTTTGCACTGACCTTGTGTAGACACCATTATCGCGCCGCAAACGTGAGTTGTATTGTTCCACAGTGCAAACGTGCCTCTTTTTGTAAACAAGTTTGTCAATATCATTATCGCAAAAAAGTTTTTCCAGTATGTCAAACCTGCAACATGTGCGAACAAAATGTGTATATGAATGGTAAATGTTTTAAACATTTCATTGGACGCTCTTGTCTGCAATGTGAGAGACCTACTTTTTCCAAACAACTGTGTCGTCGTCATTATATGCGACGGTGGCGTCATTCGCGTAGAAGTGGTCCTATAATAAACATAGAAGTACAACCGGCGATAGACAGTACGATTCCAGAGACAAGAAACCAAAGACCTGTAATCCAATCGTCTGGTTGACAGTCAGACATTTTGTTCTCTAAAATGACATATATATAGACTTTTTTTCCTTAGCGAAGCGGTCATGTCTTTCTTTACTGCTGCGTCACAAAAAAGATTTGTCCTTAAACCAATTCGCCATCCTAATTTATGGAATATTTTTAAAGAACAACAGTCTGTCCTCTGGACTACCGAAGAAATTCTATGGGACAATGACAAAAAGGACTGGGATACTCTAGACCCAGCGGCCCAAGATTTTTTATTGCATATTATCGCTTTTTTTGCATCGTCGGACATGCTCGTTATCGACAATCTGATGGACCAATTCATGTCTGAAGTCACAGTCGCCGAATGTCGTACTTTTTACACATTGCAGGCGTACATTGAAACCATTCATTCTGAGACCTACTCCACGGCCCTTGAAAAGTTTGCTCCTCCTGAGAAGAAAAAACATCTCTTTGATGCCCTCGCCACGGAACCGACGATTCAAGCCAAGGGTATTTTTGCCGATAAATATATGAAACGCGACCTACCCTTTGAAGAACGCCTCTGGGCCTTTTGTATTTTCGAAGGCGTCCTCTTTGCAGCGTCGTTTGCTTCTCTGTATTGGCTTAGAACGAAGAACAAGTGTAAAGGCCTCACGTTTTCGAACGAATTGATTCAGCGCGACGAATCTCTACACGCGAAATTTGGCATCGAGATGTTGAACATGTTGGAAAACAATTGTTTGGATCCAACGAAAGCCGTCGATATTCTCAAAGAGGCGGTTGCGATTGAGGAGAGATTTATTCGAAAGGCACTCCCACAAAATTTAACGGGACTTGCCACCGAACACGTTATCGAGTATGTACGCCATTGTGCCGAACGTCTCCTTTCAATGCTCAAAGGGACACACGAAAAACCTTGGAACGCAACTCAACCGCTCGCGTTCATGGAAATGATATCAATAGACTCGAAAACAAATTTTTTTGAAGCACGAGTAGCAGAATATACCATGGCTGGTGTCGGAAATGACCCGCGTCAATCTGGTTTCAAGTTAGATGCAGATTTTTAAAATACATATGTATACTAATAACAAACTTTGATATCGATTCAGTCCCCATTCGAAAAAATTGGATTTATTTACAATTGAAAACTAAATTATGTAACTCATATATTTATTATAACTTATGAGTTATATAGAACCATCAACAATATGTCAATCATGCAGTTCAACCGCTTAAAATCCTACGTCAAAGAATATCAAAAAAATTACCCAAAATTGGCACCGGCGCTCAACGCCATGTCCGAGTTTGTGGGTCACGACGATATTAAAGAAACCGTTGCCAAGATGGTACTCTTTTTTATTTCACAATGTAAAATCACAACAATCCGCCGGTCGAAACGAACACGAACACGAACAGACCATCGTAACAAGAGACAAAGAACGTTGTCCATGTCCACGTCGGATGACGAAGACGAAGATTACAAACCAGAAGAAGACAGTCACGCTAAAATGGCGTTGATTGCACTATTGACACACTCCCTGCAACAACAGGATTCTTCGGACGACGAAGATGAAGAAGAAGAAGACCCGCTCTTTGTTACGAAATGTCGGGAACGAATCAAATATCTCCAGGGACACTTTGTACATACGTTACTGTTGGGGAAACCCGGTTCTGGAAAAACAACATTTGCGTCATTACTTGTTGATGTGTGGGACGCACTCGGTATTATCGACAAACGACGTTATAAAATTACCAAACGTTCCGACTGGGTGGGAAAATATCAAGGTCATTCTGTCGCAAAGGCTAAAAAACTGATTGACTCCGCAAAAGGCGGCGTGATTTTTATTGACGAGGCCTACTCTCTTATTTCATCCAAAGATGGTGACGATATGTACGGACGCGAAGTCTTGACGGAAATTGTTGAAGCCATGTCAAATGCCGACAAACAGGTGGTTTTTATCATGGCAGGCTATGAAAACGACATGAAACAATTGTTTACACACAACGCAGGGTTAGAGCGAAGATTTGGCTATGTATATCGATTTCAATCACCCATAGCCAATATGCTCGAATCTGTTTTTAGTAAACAATTAAAAGAATCAAAATGGAAAATCATGAAAAAAGACAGAGTAACAACAAAAGAATTCTTCCAACGTGTTTATAAAAAACTACCACACGGAGGTGGTTCAACACATCAACTCATTTTCCACAGTAAACAAGCTTCTATCGTAAGACAATTCCCGAAAAAAAGTAAAAATATTTTGGAATTACAAGATATCGAAGAAGGTTTCAAAACATTTTTGAAACATGCACAAGTATTCACTGCTCCAACACCACCACCACACATGTATTTGTAAATATTATCTATATAAAAAGCTTTTTTATTATAAATGTTTCGCTGTCATTCTATCATATGGGTTTCTCTCATATGGTCTCTTATTTTTTCATACACTTTCATGACACATTTAGGAATATCACCCATTGCTCGAACGTCCGTTCTGTGTACGTCAATCGTCTTCATTGTAGTTGGTGCTGCACTTTTAATATATGAGAGAGTCGCCAAATACACTAAAATTCTACTATGGGTTGCATCGTGGACCGTTCTTATTTTAGTCGGTCTTATATTTTTTACACAAGAATATATTTCAGACCTCACACTCAACTTATGGATTACAACAGTGTCCTTTTTAGCATCTATTTGTTGGTGTTTTGTCTCACATACCGACAGGGTGACAGAACCAGGACTACACTGGTACATATGGAGTCTTATATCTATTGTTGTTGTCTCGTCGGCATTCAACAACACATCATCACAAGCTATCGTTATATATATTGTGATGTGTGCCATACTAGTTCTCATCAATATTGTTTATCTTTTGTACATATTTAGATATCAACAAAACAACGAAAGGCGATGCAGACAACTTTGGCGCATATCCAACTGTTTTGCCGTTTCTACAGCACTTTTGATAGGTTCGATTTTATTCAAAACGGGAAATTTAACATCAAACTTATGGAGTGAATATATCATGGGCGTGCAAATTTTCACCCTTATTATTATTGTTATTGATAGTGTTCTTGGATTTTCGAATGATCATATTTATGGCGGTGTAGAACAACAACCTGTAGATGTATGAATCAATCGCTCTTGTTTTAACATGGTTTTTACTTTTCATGGTCACACATATTGCCTTTCAAAATATGACACAAATATGGTGGTGGTCGTGTAAAATAATAACAACCACCTATTTATGGATGGTTATTTGGATTGCAACACAAATTCATCGTTTACCAGAATGGGAAATTGCACTTAAAGACTCAGTGACCAATATCATGAACGGAACTCTATTCCGTCAAGAATTATGATTCCTGGCCTTCCGACCATATTGTCAGTGGTGACGACTGAAAAAAAGCATGAGGTATGTAAGTTAGCATTGTTCCATCGCGAACACAGATATGTAACAACGACACCGATTCGACCAAAACAATTTTATTGTTGAAGAAAATCTTTTCGCCAGGTTTTATTATTTCACGGACTTGATTGTAAACACCAGTGTATAAAGAAACAATATAGGGTTGAAAAGCGTATCCAAGTCCTATAGAAAATCCACCAAACAATGGTGTAGCTATCTCAGAGCCAAACAAGTGGATGAGAATAAACACTGAAAAGATTGTCAAAAAAATGAAATCAACAACATCAGAGACATACACGGACAAACGAAAGTAAGAATGCATACACCAATAGAGCCATTTTGATATCAAACGCAACACAAGCGCACTAGCCATACAAATAAAAACATCATCGAGTGATTCCCAGATATTAGAAAATAGAGTTTCAAATGAATTATACATTGTTGACTACATGTTCTTTAAATAGTTGCAATCACTTTAGTCATCGGGGTCCCAGTAGACGATACGGTTCCAACAATAGTCCTTGCATACATTTTTGTAAAGTACCCATCGAAACGATAGTAGATACTATAACTACAAAAGCAGTTGACTGGATAAAATCACGCCATTCAGACCGTAATCCCATACACAGTGCGAAAGAAATCGCACCACGGATGCCACACATTGAAAAAAATAACAACGATGGAACTGTCCACTGCTTACGCCCACAACAACGAAGACATCCACCCAAACTAAACACTACAAGAACACGGCTTACTATACAAGAACACAAAATTAACAAGGATACAGACATCAAAGATGTATCGTAGGAACGGATTGCTAACCCGATTGTTAAATAGACATAGGCCTCGACAATATCAGACACGTTTTCAAGAGTCTCCAAGACAATTTTAGGTGGCTTTACTAATGAACCATAGGTAAAAAGCCCCACAATGCCTGAAATACCCACGTATTCACAACTCGCATACACGATTAACGCAACTATAAAATGTATAGATGACTTCTCAGATGTGATTTTTTTCATTAAAAACGCACATGCAATACCAAAAAAAGCCGACAAACACATAAATATAAGGGAAATACCAACCGCGCGCATTGGAACCCAACGATTCATCTGTTGATGTTCAACAGACATTGTTGCAAACAGACGCACTAAAACGATAGAGATTGCATCATTGAGGACAGCTTCGTTTTCCATGACTTCCGCTATAAACTTGTCGTCCAAAGACTTGGATAACATTAATGTTGCCACTGTATCGGTCGGGGCCAACAACGACGCAATCAATAACGAATCGACAAATGTCATTCGCATATCAAACAGGGATGTCCATGTTAAAATACCCCATGCTATTAGCACAATAGTGAGTAAAGTACCAACCCAAGCAAACGTCATGCTACTTAACCACGTCCGCCGTAGAGACTCTGGACGAAATTTAAAGGACGAATTCAATAAAATAATCGGCAACAATAAATATAAAAACAGTTCCGGAGCAAACACAAAAGGGGTATCTTTCGTACCAGACCATGTTGCTACTACCATACCCAAGCACACAGCGACGACAGAACTCGGAATCCAACGGACTTTTTCAATCGTGTCCCATACAATAACAAAAAATAGTAAAATTAACAATACAACCATTTCTAAGGCAGCAATTTCGTGCTCCATTTTATTAATAAACGATAGTTAAATATTTGATTTTTTTTACCAAGGTAAAATCCACACCATGACACGGACACATGCATCAAACGGATTTATAATTAATGAACTTCCGTTTATAAATATATCACCTGTTCCCTTTGTATCCACAAATAAATTATCACTTAGGCCCGCTAATGTACACACCAGTGACCGTTCAGTATGTTTGCACTCATCAATATTCCAAGACCGTCTTACATTACCATCGCAAATATCCAAAACACCATACACTTGTGGAGATTCGAGTATCATTTCATCCATCTGTGTCACAAGTGAATAATAATAGGACCAGATTTGGACCATCATTACACATAATATTCCACATATAGACAATAATAAAGTAATTCGCCCGCACCAATTCAAAGACCCTTTGTCACACATTTTTGCCATTTAGAATATGAACGCGCATATTTATATTCTTTTTTGACGTTTGGAAGGACCTTCTTCACCTTCATCGGAACCGGGGGGGCGTTTTATTATCGGTATCGGTACCGATAATATTTCTCCTTTTATTTTTTGTCGTTTAATTGAATTTTCTTCCACTGATGATTGATAGCCTTCAGAGGGAGAAGTTTGTGACTCGTAAGAATACGCTGGCGACGTAGGCGAGCTGGACAAACCGGTAGGCGAATACGCTGGCGAGGTAGGCGAGCTGGACAAACCGGTAGGCGAATACGCTGGAGAGGTAGGCGAATACGCTGACGGCGAATACGCTGACGGCGAACCCGCTGGTGAGGTAGGTGAATACGCTGGCGATGTAGGTGAATACGCTGGCGACGTAGGTGAATACGCTGGCGACGTAGGCGAATACGCTGGCGAGGTAGGCGAGCTGGACAAACCGGTAGGCGATGCTGCTGGCGATGTAGGCGATGCTGCTGGCGATGTAGGCGAATACGCTGGAGAGGTAGGCGAACCCGTTGGTGAGGTAGGCGAATACGCTGGAGAGGTAGGCGAACCCGCTGGTGAGGTAGGAGAATACGCTGGTGAGGTAGGAGAATACGCTTTTCCCACTGGTTGTTGTTGTTGTTGCCACGCTGATTGCTGTTGCTGTTGCCACGCTGGTTGTTGTTGCTGTTGCCACGCTGGTTGTTGCTGCTGTTGCCACGCTGGTTGTTGCTGCTGTTGCCACGCTGGTTGTTGCTGCTGTTGCCACGCTGGTTGTTGTTGCTGTTGCCACGCTGGTTGTTGTTGCTGTTGCCACGCTGATTGTTCAACTGGTGCTGGTTCTAACATTCGCTCTGGTGGAGCTGGTAGAGTTTCACTAGCAAAAGTAGTATGAGAAAACCAGACAGTATCTCCAAACAAATCCTCCTCCTCCTCGTCCTCTGATTCTTCTGGTTCCCAAGTATCATTATCCCACATGTCCTGATACTCTTTCTCAACGACAGTGCTATTAAAATGCGAACCACACACGGGCATTTTTCCAACCAACAGTTGTTCCGAAACGCCTTTAAGTTCATCATGCAATCCTTTGACAGCAGCGTTATGTAAAATTTCAACGGGTTGTTCAAATGTAGCTCTTTTGACAGGTGTAGCACCACCCATCATTTTTTTGACGCCGTGTCTGTTTAATGCTGTGATACCACCGGCCCAGGTCATCCAGTCAACAATAATCATGAGGTGTCTCATGTTAACGTAACAACCATCAAAAGATACAACATTGTGTATTTCGTTGAGTAGTGCAGCTCTTGCAGCTTCTATCCCAAACGTATTTTTAATGGCCCATATGTCGTTACATTGTATGCGTTTGTGTTCAATAGCGTTAATAGAATGAATATGTCCGAGGTCAATACCTTCTGTATCAATGACGAATTCATTTCCCTCTGTGCGTACAGAGACGGAAGGTATTTTGGACGAGCCCTTGATTGTAGTATCAAAAAGTGATTTGACATGTTGATAAAAAGTGGCAAGTTTTTTGGGACGCGCCAATAGTGTGATTTCGCCAATGGCGTTGTCACTGTATGCATAGTACATGTTTTTCGCCCTTTCTCTTAATACGCTAACGACTTTGTATATAGTTAGACCACACTGAATCATTTTTTTCCTATCAATAGTACAACAAAGTACCTTTTTAGGTGTGTTCTTCAGGTTCCATCGTTTATTGTCTGGTAATTTTAAATATTCTTGCAGGACTTGATTGTCTAATTCAAAGGTATGTTTGAGAAGAATATCACGGAGTGTTGTTTTTTGAATTTCTGTTTTAAGCCGCCACGCATTTTCCGGTCTCAGGACTGTATCTGCATGAATAGTGAGAACGGGTGTTTTCATTTTCGAGGAGGCGTTAATGAGTTCTTCAAGCCTTGGCAGACCGAGTGTCACGTTTTTAGCGGAATTACCTGCCTGGTGGAAGGTATTTAAAGTCATCTGTACCACAGTAGAAGAAAAGAAAAAAAAGGTCAGTGTATAATAAAACTAGTGGTCATGGGACTGATTGGACTTACTTGTGTGGTCGGTTCTCCTATAGACTGTGCTGCAATCGTTCCAACCATTTCACCGGGTGCGACAATCGAATGGTGCCATTTTTTGGTCAGTATGTCAACCACTCTTTGTAAAGATTGTCTGTTACATGTATGTTTTGTCAGGGTCGACAGGGCATATGTATAGTACAATTGATTGCTCTCTATTAGCTTTAACAATGGCGAAATCACGGTTCTGGTCTCGTCGGGCGTAGCAACAGGTGTCGAGGCATGTTTTTTCAAGAGCCTTTCACATGGTATAGGAACAGCCCATTTGTCGCCCATCTGACACTGTGTAAAATACTTATATTCGTGCCACGCGTCTGTTAATTCGGGCCAATCTTTGTCGACGGGTGGTTCTGTCAGTTCGTCAAACGGACAGTTCACCATTTCGTGACACATACCGTCGATACCGTCTTCACCGTATAAAAATTGTATGATACGATTTTGAGAATCACGTACGGATGTGTCGTTTGCTACGTGGATGGATTCTAAAGATTTGACGAGTCGGCGCTGAATATAACCCGTAGCAGATGTTTTAACAGCCGTATCAACGAGACCCTCTCGTCCACCTACTGTGTGATTCCAGTATTCGTCGGGTGTCAGACCATCGATGTATGAATGTTTGACAAACCCTCTCGCGCGAGGTGAGTCGTCATAGGGCTTAAACATGGGTAGTGTTCTGTGTCCTAGCGTTGGTTGAATACGCTTGCCTTGGCAATTTTGTTGACCCACACATGCCATAATTTGTAGAATATTGACCATTGAGCCTTTTGAACCGGATGAAACCATTCTGCCCAGACTATTATCAGGATGCATTGCGTTTTTGGCAATGAGTCCCATTGAGTCTCTTGTTTGATTGAGCATGCGATTAATTTTGGATTCCGCTTCATCGCCGTGTTCCTTTCGGAGCGTTGTAGCTCGTTCGTCCACATTTGCACATGCTTGACGAACAGCTGTTGCTGTGTCTTTTCCAATGCGCATGTCGCCGATACCAATGGAAAAGCCCTGTCCAGAGAGCCATATATGATTTATGCGTTGTAATTCATTGATAAATCGACATGTTCTATCTGGCCCGTAGTCGTTGTACAGACGGTGTATAATGGAACCGTGAGAACGTCCGAGAGCTTTTTTGCCGATAGGTCCCTTTAACACTCGACCATTGACAATCGTGTCTTTCCACACAAAATCTTTCGGAAAGAGCATGGACATACACTGCAGACCTGTCCATCGACCAGCTTGCGCTGGTGTTGGCATTTCGAAATCTTCAATCCACATGGCCATCATACACATTTCCGATTTGTCCAAGAGGACGCCCGGTTGTGTCATCAAGTAACACGACAATAACGAGTCTTGTACGATACCCATCACTGGTCTATTGGATTGTGGTGTAATAATATTTTTCGCGACCGACATCAGTTCAAGAGCGTCGGCTCTGGACTCGTGTGTCTGTAATACATGTAAGTTCATTTCGTCGCCATCGAAATCGGCATTGTACGGTGTTGTGCACGATAAATTTAGGCGAAAGGTCTTTCCTTGTGACATAATTTTGACGCGGTGGCACATAATAGACATTCTATGTAACGATGGTTGTCTGTTGAACAAAACCAGGTCACCATCTTTAAGTTGTCGTTCAATCGACCAGCCGACTTGCAAGTCAACCTGACCGCGTGTGGTTTTCAGGTCAAGACGCGTCCCGTCTTTGCGAATGACGTATTTGATTCGGGTATCTTGGTCACGAATCATCTGTTTAATTTGTTTGAAATTTAGTCGATTGACATGCTCTACAATGGTGAGCGTTTCGGCCACCTGTTTGGGCACGCCTACGTCTCTCATGTCGAGCATGGCGTCACCCGTAATCACTGTCCGTGCAGTAAAATTACATCGTTTTCCCATGAGTGTGCCTCGAAGTCTGCCTGTTTTACCACGCAACCGTTCAGAGATCGATTTTTGTGAGTTTTTAACTTTAGTGGACATTCTTGCTTGGTCGATGTACATGTGGAGTGCATCTTGTAGGCGTTCAGCAGCATGTGAGCGTACGATGGAATTCTCTTCTAAAGATTTTTTATATGCTTTTGCAATGCGAATGACGTACAGTAGACGGCGTGTAATATCATCCTCGCCACGTACTTCTTCTCCATCTAATGTTGGCGAGGGGCGCACGCAATTCGGTGGGATGGGTAATACTGTTAACACCAGCGACGATGGATGGAAATTACTGTCAGTGGATTTAATTTTACTCAGAATTTCTCGAGCTTCGGGAGCCATTAATGTGTGGATGCCACCGGCGGGTGTTTCTACACAAATTGTGGTGGAGTTTTTCTTGAAATATCGATGAGGCAGACCATTGCATTGTGTACATTTTTTTTTATTCACCTTGAAGTTGGAAACGTGTCCACAATGTACACAGGTTTTCCGAAGCCATTGTAAGACTTCGTACATCCATCCGACGTGAAAACAAGGACATGGGAGTTCGAAATGCCCAAAGTGACCGGAGCAATCTGACCATGTTTTTTGACAGACTGGGCAAATACCACGGCGGGAAGAGACTCCAAAATAGGGGTCTCGAAGTCCGCCGTTTTTGGGTTGATTATTTTCATACAATTCGTCCGTGACCACTTCACACAAAGACATGGCACGCATTTTTTCGGGAGAAAGGACACCGAATTTCAAAGAGTGGATCGAATACATGTTCAACTTAATAATAAAAAAGGTTAAATAAATACGATCATAAGTTAATCCAATAAATTTATATATTTTTCTTTTACATATTTCCGGTAATGTTAGCAATTTGTCCCATTCTATCCCGAAGGTTTCCCGTAGAATATCCAGAGAGTGCGCTAAAAAGATTAGGGTTTCTGTCACGGATACTGTTCATCGAATTCGATGTATTTGAACTATTAAAACTGAATGGATTGATTTTGGCTTTCTTGACAGAGGCGGCGTGAACAACAGACGTGGTCTCAGGTGCGAAGCGACGTTTCTTAGTCACGATGTCCATCACACGTGATTCCAACTGACGTTTTTCCTTACTCTGTTGTTGGGCGGCAAAACTATCCATGTCGCTCTTGTATTTTTTAGAGGCTTTGTGAGCAATCTCCATCATTTTGACAGACTCCTGTGGAAAATTCTGTGCAAGGGCAAAGATGGCTTTCTTGTTGTCGTCCGTCATCATGTCGGCGGGCAAAGAGGCCGACCAAGAATCAACGAGGGCTTTAGACAAGGCTTCTGCCTTACTTTTAGTTTGGAGTTTTTCGTTATCCTCGCGCTCAGTCCACGCAGATTGTAATTTTTGCAATTCAGCATGTGCTTTTTCAAGGGCCGTTTTAGTACCAGAGAGTTCGTTCTCCTGGTCAATCACCAGTTTCATTAATTCCTGCTGGTTGGTCTCTTGAGGAGCCTCCATGTTATCGGACGTAGTCTCGGACGTAGTCTCGGAGCCTGTTGCAGGAGTTTCGATTGGGGCAATTTCGGGGGTGCTCATTTCAACTGGTGTGCTAGATTCCATATTTTGTCTAGATGCTCGGTGCATTATATACTCCTTTTTTTTAGTTTCGTTCACACATGTTACACCACAACCAGGTCGACGAGGTTCCGCACAGAGCGAAACTTCAATAGCTCGTTTACTGGTCGACCCGTTGCTAAAAGACGTGTGGACATGTTGCAACGACAATCCCTTGTAGAACGTGTGGCCAGAAGAACTCGGTTTAATTGCATGTTCTGCAAAACGACTTTCTAAAGTATTGGAATCAACCTTTCCGAGAATCCATTTTTTACCATCAGAATCTGTCCAGTCGCGCTGGACAGAACCGACCGCAAGACCTTCCTCGTGTTCCAAACGGATGGGAACATCTCGAAGGTTCATATTTGCAGACTCGGAAGTGGTAAAGTCAAACGTTGGGTCATCCTCGCCAGGGTCGGACGTCGGTGGCAAGACATTACCTACGAAATACGTTGGCATATTGCCCTGTGGAAGTCAGTTTATATAGTAGTATTTGACTATCAATTTCAACCGTATTTAAGGGACATTTTTCGAAGTTAAACATGTTTCATCATTTTATTCATTGTGAACCCCCCAAAAAAAACACACGCAAAACACACAAAAAACAACCAAACAAATTCCAACAATATGCAAAAACGTTGCACGACTACGGTTTTGTCGTCATCCCGCGCGAAGTTATTGGAATACAGATAACAGAAGTTGAAGAAATGTACAGAGAGCAGCTTTTAGCAGCAAATAAAATACTCGGGCTTCAATGGAATGATGCAGAACATGTACATACAATGCAACAAACACAAAAGAAAGAAAACGAACGGAAGGGTAAAAAGGATACGACATATAAAAATTGGCTCAAAAGAGAATACAAACAAAAATTACCGATTGGTCTACTTGACGACAAACTATTACACTCACAATTGAAATTACAATTAGACTGGCGTATTAACAGCCTTTACGACTATCTTTTTACACAAATGGGTATAGTACAGGACTCCCCTATCAATTATATTCACTTACAAAAGACCAATCTCACGCTACCAGGTGGTAATGATGACAAAAATCTAAGAAAATTATACCAACAAAAAGGTGCAGATGAACATGTCGACGAAAATCCTTGGAACGAACAAGACCCAGATGAGGAATTTGATTACGACTTTTGGGGTTCAGGGAAAAAGAAAAGAATTGATAAGAACCACATGCGTCCACGGGAGAGATATAGACCCATTGCATCGTTTATAGCTTTAACCGATTGCATCGGTGGACCCAACAATGGTGGCATGGGGTTTAGTCCAGACAGGAGTGCGTATGGTTTTTTACAAGACCACCAAATACGGGGTAGAAACAAAAAATGGGGACAAGGTACAACTATTCGCAAAACAGTAACTGGTGCAAAGGGTGACTACAAAAAAATGTTAGAAAAACGTCAGAAAGCAATCGTAAAAGGAATGATATATCCAGAATATAACAGGGGTGATGTAGTGTTATGGTTATACAATACAGTACACTCAGGGCCCCGCAACAACGTACATCATACCCAAATACAATCAAGGATGTATATTGGATTGATTCCAGACTGTCGATTAAATCGCCAGCACGTACAGATACAATGGGCTAAATATGGTAAGGATATTGAAAAAATAGCTGACATAACAGAAGAAGAGAAAAGACGATTTGGTAAAAATATTCGCCACACAGCTACAGGTACAACTACAACTACATAACCAATAATCGGCGCGACGTTGGTACAGGCTCTGCGACAAGTCGCTACAGTCGTCAAACAGTTGCGCGACACATCGGACAAGTATTTGCGCGTCGCAACCAGGTATGTATACACATGGTGTGATAACCGTGTCCACAGGCCAACGCATATAAATCTGCCCCCAATGTATTGTGACATATTGGACATACGTCTTCCGACGGACCACCTTCTAGAGGGCCTGTCTCATAATGCGGAGGCGGTACAGGAATAGACAATCGTTCCTGTTTGTCAATGGTCACTTTATGTTCAATCTTTAAGTGCCACCATCCCAACCAATGCGAAGAAATATAATCTTGTATAAATCTTTCATATGGAGGTTTTGTAGGATTAAGACGCATCCATTCATTTATTTTTACACACAAAGATGCATGACTGATTTCAGGTGGTGCCCACACTGATAACTCTTCCATTTCCATCCTAGTTGGACACATCCAATATATACCTTTGTCTGTCTGTTTTATGCAGTATATTAATACGCCGAGAATTAGTAAAATGCCCACGAATGTCGCACATCTCGAAAAAGGCATGCGCGTCAAAATAAAACGCGAACATTTAAAAGGCAAAGAGCCGCCAACATGGACAAATATAGCCATCATCACACAATTCGAACCGGATGAACTATTGACAGATATGAATAAACAAGGCTTAGAGATTTACCGTTGTGTTTTACAATTCGAACAAAAACCAGCAACTCCAACATCCGACGATAAGGATAAATTCAAAGATAGGTGTGAAAAAGCATCAGTGTTACCATTAATGTTAGAGTTAATGTTAGATTAATTTCATCCTTTGAAAACCACAAAGCGGCGTATAAACATGCGATTCGACAAGAACACATGTCTGAAAAAGGCACCAATCTCGAGTTATCCGATGAACAACGTGAAGAAGTGCGACAAATGTTGGCCCAATTCGGCAACAAAAAAGAAAAGCAAAAAGTATGCAATGAGCAGCAAAATTCAGTTATTGATCCGGACCCATTGGAAGAATCCCCCGCTGGTTCTACGATTGAATGGACAGAACTAACCCCGAAAACAAGAAGATATCCCATTATTAGAGAAACACGCGCTGTTTTTGCCCCATATATCATTGATAAAATCCCGTTCTCTCTACAAGAATTGAACAGACACATCGACCTTTTAGGAATGGACGTTACATCACAAAATACATCTATGACGGTTTGTTCTGTGACACAAGCAGACCCCATTCGAATATTCCAGGTACAAACCACTGGTGATGAATCAGCACTAACAATCGATACTATACGATATATTGTGTAGTATGATGACGGACTGGCCAAATGTACGCCGCCGATACAACATGCACTATAAAAACAGCAATGACAGCAAGACAAGCAAATATCCAGCCAATCGGTTTGTCATATTCCGTGTACCAGTATGGTAATTTCCCCGACACTGAACGACCTCCTGACCCAACATAGACAACTAAAAACAAGTTGTAGACAATGGTATACAGAACAGGTTTCCATACACTTGACATTGAAATAGACTTCATTTCTATCAACATAGCGATGGCATTACAACCATGAGTCACAAACACGAGAACAGCATTTTTAGGTTTGGAACTCTGTAGATAAATGGGCGCAATAACAATCCAAAATCCAAAACAGACAACAATCGCAGGAGCAAAAATAATTTCAAATAAATGCTTTCGAATCACACTCGTTGATTTAACGAGTAAAAGACCAAAAAACACAATTTCCAATGAAAATGTCCACATTGTATAATAAATGAAAACAAATCCACCCTCTGAATGACAGTGGAATAACAAAACAGTAAGGAAAAGAATAAACCATAGAATTGGAAACATCTATTTAAAAATATATCCTTTTATAATGTTATATATGACCATCGAGCATCTTCTACAAATGCCCGTAGTGATGTAAAGGCACCTTTCATTAACTTGTCAACCAGTGGTGGTAGTTCGTTATCCACGAACATTTTGAATTTTTCCGGCGGAACCCGTACAGTAGTCCCGTTCAAAAAGATATCTTGTGTTTCTTTCTCTTGATACAGTGCAAACAACAATAGGGCGTGTTTAGCAATTCTATCTTCGTCATTGGTTACTTTGTTGAGCATTTGTCTCAAACGCACTGATGGTTCCTTGTACTTTGACAAAATAGACGCGATGATTTGTTTGCAAAACTCGTCCAAAGTTGACGCCTGTGTATTAACTATTAAGTGGTACATTAAATCGCTTTTTTGTCGGTTCAAATCGATATCAGCATGTTGTTGATAGATAGACATTTCTATAATAATACTGAACGATTGCGATCGTACTCATCCAAATGGATTTTTTGCCCATGCTGCTATTTACTTGGAGTTCATCAAACAAATGCAGAATTTTGAAACGTTTGAAGATATTTTCAGATTTTTTGTTACGAGTAAACTTGAACATGGTTACGTGCAAACAATTGACCAACAAATTCATTCAAATACTGCCTCTGATAAAATTAAAAAATTAATTGGGGACGTCCACACATTTCATACAATGCGCCAACAATTATGTGGGAAAATATTTGAACATTTTAATAACCATTCATTGTTACACGAATTAATCAATACAACGTCAGTTGAACAATACGATTCCACACCACAGAATAGTACGTGTATCCTTTCAAAGCAAGTCATGTCACAAAAACAAGGAACAACTTTAATCATAGGTATCAACAAAACTCACGTGGTTACAATACACAAACGTTTTAAAAGACTACTTTACAATTTTTGGTATTTGGTGCACTTTACAGACGAAATAATGAAAGATATCAAGACCTGGCTTGAATCTCAACGATGGTGGCGACGAGGATACTGCATAAACGTTACAGACAGGATTATAACCCACCAAGACAAAATGTTTGCCAAAAGGGCCTACGTAAAACTCAAAAGTATCAATACATACATCCACCAGGAAATGGTGTCTCTACCTATAAACAATGACACTACATAATAGAATGAAATGGGCCATCGGGTGGCCCCTACTTATAATAGCATTATTTACTCATGAACCATATAGGGAGCAACTACTAGCAGGACAAACTATTATATGCTGTATGACACAAGAAATATGGCCATTTCATACAGCAACCATTGTATGTGTTATTATGTACTTTGCACATCAACATGTTACCATCAATGCGGCCGCCATTGTATTGCATCATATCATTGTCACATGCGCAGTCGCTAGTCAATACATTGAACAACGACAATACAAACGTATTATATGGGTACTCATGGTATGGTCTACAAGATGGTTGGGCACCATTTCTGTTTTCGACTCTCCTCTTCGAACCACCTTGAAATTCATACTCTTTCAAGGTGTATCAACCGGGCCATGGTCAGCCAACGAATCAAACGGGTTAAAGTGGTGCTGGCTGTTATTTGTACATGAAATTATGTGGTGTCTGTTACCAATTCAAATTTTATACGAAGTATATTATTATAAAAAAAATCAAAATGCAGAATCAATTGTTTGATAATAAAGCATTTTACCGTCTAAATCTAGACGGTAATATGCTATTTTGTTTGCTTCGTCGCAGAGCGCCGTTTAAATTAACTATTTAAACAAATTTGATTCATCAAATGTCAACCTTTTTAACACATGTCGAACCTTCAACACATGTCAAACCCGCCAAGCGTCAGAAACCTGATCCATTGGGATTTAAATCCAGCAGCAAGGTCCCTATGTGTTACTTTTCCAATTTCTTCGGTGGGGCGGAATTCACATTCATGTCGTTGCGTACAAATAACATGCGTTTGAAACATTTGTATGAAATATTGAGAGATAAGGATTGGGATTCTCCACAAGGTTATAAAGAGTTTAAAGAAATTCGTGTTGTGTTTGGGGGTAAAAACACCGAACATTATCGTAAAGGTGACAGAACAGCGGCGGGCCTGTTGGCAAAACTGATCTCGGGCTGTTGGAGAAAAACTATGAAGAAACGCTTGAAGGCTGTGAACGAACTGGCCGCACGGTACAATGCTGTGAATGAAGATGGCGAACAACAAAAGATACTCGCTTCTGATTTTTCCAAAAATAATGTCGTCAATGAAGATGGCACCATCACTATCAGAGACGACAATGCTTCCGATAAACAAGAGTGGATGAGGAAAGCACTTCGTCGAAAATATGCACAACCCTATTTCCGTGACTTGCTGTTAACCTGGGCAGACGGTATCTATGAAATAAAAGGCGGTCGCGATACAGCATTGTGGTGCGGTAATGAGTACACAGTCGGGACAGATGGTGAACCAACCGCGGGTCTATTGATGCATTGTTTAAAGGAAACGAAAGCCTTGTACCAGCAAGGCGAGACAAAAGAAGATCTATAATTGTAGTGTCGAATAGCTCGTGACTTTAAGACATGTGGATAGAGGTGGTGTTCGTTCGTTTTGGGGATGTTCAGACAAAGGTGGTGGGAATAAGTTTGGTAAACTACTCATGGAACTAAGAGATAATAATAGAAAATGATATATAAAGCCGCTGATAGTTTTTAGTGTTTATTCGTCTTCTAGTGTTTTGAACCCCATTCTAGTAGCTTCTATGGCGGCTTCTTGTGCCAACTGTGTGGCTTTTGCGGCGGCAGCTTGTTTCTGTGCAAAATTTTTGAACAGAGAGACTTCAGACGGGGTCACACCGTATTCTGCCACTGTCTTTAAGGCGAGTGCTGCGGCTCCGTCAGAAACCAAATTTTCGTAGCGAACACGCCAAGATTTTGAACGGCCTCGTTCTTCAGCGTTTTGGCGTTTAAGTTCGTCAATACTTGCGATTTGTTGTTGAATGGTCGCCGTTTGGACGTCAGAAAGGTTCTTGAGGTTGTCTACTTCCTCTTGGTGATGTTTGAAAGTTGTTTCTGCGGTCTCTTCGAATCCAGTGACCATCGTAATATAATCGGCTCTGAGTCCATCAATTTTTTTTTCGTTTTCTTCGTTAAGACTTGCGATTTGTTGTTGATTGGTCGCCGTTTGGACGTCAGAAAGATTCTTGAGGTTGTCTACTTCCTTCTGGTGCGTTTTTAAAGTTATGTTGGTGGTCTCTTTGAGTTCATCGATATTCGACGAAACATTTCGATAAGCAATTTTGTATTGGTTATGTTTTTCTTTTTCTTCGGTGTAGAGTTCTTTATATCGATTCAATTGTTGCGTACGCGTTTCGAGGTCGTCAGTAAGTTCAGTGACTTGTTCTGCAAGCTTAGAGGCGTTCCATGCTTTGCTGACGTACGTCCATTGGTTGGGTGTAATGCGTTGGCGTTTATTGTTACTCATTTGGCCGCTTCGCTAATTGACTAGTTTATTTAATTTAAACCAATTGCCGCACGGCCATCAAATTATTTTTGGCCGCTTCTACATCGGGACTGTGTTCGCTGAAAATAACTACATATAGATTTGTTTATAGTTAAATGTTTTCTAGAAAAGAGTGGCGATATATCGAACATTTAAAATCTCTGAGTCGTGATGACTATGGTCGCATGTGGGAAGCGTCCAACCATATCAATGGATTCTTAATTCATTTGCCCTGGTGGGCAAAAGATAACCAACTCGAGAAAACGTGCCAACTGTACCAAGTTGATTCAAAAGGCCAACTGTTTTTGTTGTGTATCATGCACGTTCGCAAAATAAAGACGTCTATAGATTCAATCAGCATTTTATATACGACAGATGCTCGACATGCACGCCTCAACTGTTATAGGGTTCCGAAGTGGCGATGGGGACGCGTCGGTCTTATGTCGATTTCCCCATTCGGCGACGCACACGTTCTTCCAACGATGCCCGGACAACCTCCGCCTCCGCTCCATCCCAATGTGTCCCGTCCTGACGTTGACGTTGACCCTTCGATTGACGAAAAAACAACAAATAGACGATAACAATGAGGAGGAGTGGTATAGCAATAATAACGATTGACATTTTTTTTTGTTATATATGACTCGTTTGTTTCAGATTTCATATATGTGTAACTGATTCAGAACAGGGTATTTATATTGATGCCGTCATTGACATATGACGGATTTGTCGATGTCAATGATGGTTGACCGTACACCGACTGTCACAGAGCGCCAAAAAGATTGGACGATTAGACCATCCTTACCAGTGACATGGATACCCGACGAACGTGTCAAACGATGTTTCGGATGTGGTACGACATTTTCAACGTTTCGGCGCAAACATCATTGTCGGTCGTGTGGTCGTGTTTTTTGTTCAGCCTGTACTGCGTATCGAGAACTTATTCCGTCTTATTATTTCAGTTTTTCAGGTATTCAACCAAACCAAACCCAACGAACATGCGCGGCATGTACTCAGAATCTGAAGCGTGCAGCTGAAGTAGAACACCTGATTCGTATGTTGAGTTTACTACCCGTGTTATTCGAGGAATTATTTGTGGTGCGTTTAATCAACAAACAATGGAATTATGCGACCAACACTATGTTGAGCATTTTTCGCGGGCTTCAATATAAATTATCCTGTCAGGAATATTCAAACCTCGAGTGTGATTTTTTAAAGTCACACTATAAGGAATTTTATGGACATGTAATATGGCAAATCCACACTGTCGTCAGTTTTCATCAAAAACAACATCGACCCTGTAAAAACGAGGAAGTCTATCAATTATCATGTCGGCGTCTAATGTGCTCCCGTATTTGCCATTCCGGTTTATCGGTCGAAGACATTCTCCGATTAGGAACAACGGGCTGTTTTGAGGAAGCCTCGACCAGGGCGTGGGTCATTGACGCATGGAAACGCATGACACCAGAATCCCTTTTAAAAATGATGCCTTGGTGGGTTTATTTTGGGTGTCGATTTACAGACCTCTTTAAAAAAGGTCTCATTCCTCTGTGTGCAAAACGAATAGACCTGACGTATGCTCTCTGGTTTGAATGTGAATTACAAAAAGCATTAAGAACAGTACATACACTCGAAAAGGTGCAAAAACGTTTACAAAAACAAATTCCAGCGGTAACAAATGGAGAGTTATTCATGTCGCGTAATTTAGTGCGGTGTTTTCGTAATATCATTACATCCGTTTCAAAAGAACGCAGAGGCATGTTGACCTCAACATTTTTTCAAGAGTATGGACCAGCGCGCTTACCTTGGAATACCGACATCGTCGTCGTCAAAATGACGGTCACCAAACAACTCACCTCCTCATCAAAGCCATTTATATTGCAAATGACAACGAAGGAGGGACCTTTTTACAATGTATTGTTGAAACAAGAAGATGTACGTACGGACCGTCTAGCGATGACCATGGGCTATTGGATTAATAATTTGACCGTTTCGTCTTCGTCTTCGTCTTCGTGCAAAGTATATACGTATGACGTGTTTCCAATCAACTCAGCGAGCGGCGTCGTGCAAATGATTCCTGCGACAACAACTCTCTACGATATACAAAAGTCGTCCACAACGTTACTTAACTATATCATGTCTTGTAATGAATCATTACCTGTGAAAACATTAAGACAGCGAGTTATTTCTTCGACCGCGGGTGCCTGTTTATTGGCCTTTACAATGGGACTAGGAGACCGACATTTAGAAAATATTTTAGTGTGTTCTGATGCACATTTGGTCCATGTTGATTTTGGATTTGTACTCGGGGACGATCCGAAACATGCGCATACACCCATGCGTATTACAGAAGACATGATTGACGCTATGGGTGGGAAACAGTCCAGTACGTTCGTGTCTTTTGTAAAACTCACACAACAAGGATATGCGGCAATGCGATTGCATACCTCCTTTTGGTATCATTTGTTATCTGCTGAATTTTTCATTTTTGGCGATAAACGACACCACTGGAAACGTGTTCGCGACCACGTGTTGGACAGATTTGTACCAGGTGAGTGGAATGACCAAGCATCTTTACAAATCGAGTCAGTGGTACAACAAGCGGCCAAATCATCGTGGTATCAATCCTTTCTAGATTTAACACATACAGCGTCTAATCAAATGGGTGGAATTTTTCAGATGGACCTATAAAAGCGAGTACAGTCGGTTTAATGTCTGTATTGACAAAACAAAAAATTACATTTTATGAAGCACCCTTGGGAATTTCATCAAGTAAAGTAACAATAGAAGGGTCCTGGTCCCCTTCACAATTTGTAGGTCATATGAGCACAAAGCCGCTGATTCAGATGCGGTTACATACATGGAAACAACAATACATGTCAACAATAGCCTCTGTATGTCTAGATTGGGTTGTGATAAACGCCAATGGTACTACAAAAAATATTCTAATGCTCAAATTGTCGGACAAAACATTTGCTGCGTATTTACAAGAGGAAACATTTATGCAGTACATACAACAAGTACTGGATAATGCAAATATTTACAATGTACATAATTCTTTTAACAACTACACCCTGGCGACTTGACAGTCGGTTGGGCCGGCAACGCAGGCAACGAAGGTGACAACCAGTCAGCTTGATGTACCACTACAGCATCTTTTATTTTAGAAAACAAATTTTCAATTCCCTCGCCAGAAATGGCAGACGTATAAATATGGTCAAAGCCATGCTCTTTTATCCAAGAAGTAATAATTGTCGATGCAAACGGGTGTACATCTGTTTTATTAGAAACAACCACAACGACTGACTCGTGGCGTTGAGGTGTTTTATCTTCAATTTCTTTATACCATTTCTGTAATTTCACTGGTGAGTCGTCTTGAATGTCATGCACTAGGACAAACACATGACCACGGGAAAAATAAGAAGATGTGATGGACGCAAATCGCTCTTGACCACATGTATCCCAGATTGACATTTGTATGGTATCGATTTCAATGGGGATAAAATCAACAGCTATGGTAGATGTTGTAGCGGCAGATTTATTTATAAATCGTCGAATAATTGACGTTTTTCCAGCGCCCACACTACCTACAAAAACAACATTGTAACGCATATTATAACACACCTAAATAATTATATAGTCGCTGACGAGTTTATTTTTTTTTACCTATAAACTAGATTCTAAACACAACATATGGATTTGATTCTAGACTTGTCGGACTCATCTATTCAGAAACTTCACTTACAAGAATTGAAAAATATTTTAGTAGCAAATGACACGGGAACAGGAACAGAAACGAAGAGGGATGAGAATGAGCAGAAGACATCGCAGACATTGAAACAGTTGTTAAGTGCACAAAGTAAAGGTGATTTAAGCAGCTTTTTACTTAAATCACTACCCTTGAATACCATCCCATACCATTATTTGGACGAGTTGCCCGAAAATATCAACGTATGCTTGCCTGTTCAAAAAAACACCAAACGCTCGAGTTTCGTCACAACATGCTTACGGACTGGTACCGCGTACATCGTCTCTAGACACCAAGAGTCAGGTTCGTACGCCGATGTTTTCACAATGGTCGCCTACAATGGTCACCTTTCCGTTATAAAAACAATGGAAGAACTAGATGCTGGTCTGTACGAAATTGTCACACAAATGTATTTGTCCGAACAAGTTCAAAAAATCAAGCTCGACCTACAAATAGCCAAAGACAGAGAAAAACAACAACGTAAAGAAGGACTTCCGGAGAATCAAATTCAAAAAGTATCATCAGAACAAATGAATAAAGGTGGTGTTTACAAGAACATCAAAGTCCCTTCAGTATTGTTTTTGCAACAGAAGGAAAAACATTACGTAAAAGCGCCCTTCTTCGATAAAAATAAAAAACAATGGACCAAACAACTATTCACAGGTGTTATCAAGACAGATAATCGTGATGGAACGTTTGATGTTAAATTTGATTCACATTTCCTACGACAAAATGTTCCCGCATACAAAATCAGCTATCAAACGAAACATCTGATAGATTTTGGCATGGAAAAGGCCACAGGCCTTCAAATAACACACATAGATAGCCACAAAGATAAACTTATCGCGCTGGCACACATTTGCAAAGCATTGTGGCATCTCCAACGCGACTATCAATTCATGCATCGTGATTTATCGAGCGCTAACGTCTTGTACGATGAAAAAAACAATAACGTGACATTTATTGATTTTGGATTTTCGTGCGTAAATCCAAAGAAACAGAAAAACGCTTGGCAAGGACCGCAAACATTTTTTAAACAACACGACACAATTGAAACGCGTGCGTCCACTTGTACAAATAAGTCATTCGATTTATGTACGCTTATTGCCCACTTAGCACATGGTGGATTAGAATGGTTTCAAAAAGAAACCAAAGACATGAAAGAAGAAATGAAAATAGTTATTGACGCTTCAACTAAAGAGTTTGCTAAACAAGAATTGCGTCTGCCAACCACTCCAATGGACCCTGAAGAATCGCCAGAAGACGCTGCTCGTGATAGAGACCAATATACAGCGATTGATAAGCCCGACTGGTTACCAGGCAATTTATTAACGGGTACGCAAAAAAACTACCATTGGTGGTTGTACAATTTAATGGAATTTCCCGTCGAAAAGTGGTTTCCAGAAAATTTGTTGACGCGCGTCTTGGAAGAAATTGACTTCAAAGAATGGTTTGCAATTCGAAGAAATTGGACAACCATTTTTGATGCATCTATGCCAAAAAACATCAGAATGAATGTTTTGGACAACGAATTAAATAATAAAAAGGGGGTCTTGGTGAAACTTTGCCGCTCCACGACGTTAAAAATTAGATTTGATGGTGAATTGATAACAGAAATAGTATTAGCGTCAAATTGTAGACGCATAAAATAACGTTTTTTGGCTACAATTTTTGGCCGTGAAGCTAATTTTGTTGTTCGTCCTTGTGGCACATGCAGCATGAGAGCTTGCACTTGGCCCGTGGCGCGAAGCTCGCCACTGTTTCTGGCGCTTCGGATTTGTTTTTTTTTTTATACCTTCTTCCGACGATAGCAGTGTTAGCAGCTCATTCATATTAATGATAGTTAGTATCATTTCTCGTCCAATCATTATTCTCCCACTTCCAGAACGTCCAGAAACCATAGTGAGAATGAGAACGGTCTTCTAGGTCCTCCTCCATGAATGTGAACGGGAAGTATTTTGACAAGGGACCTGCCCCTTTTTTCTTACATGTTATAAATTTTTTTATACCTTCTTCCGACGATAGCAGTGTTAGCAGCTCATTCATATTAATTAGGGCAAGTTTCATCTCCGCTACAGTCATGTGCGCGCCCAGCGTGAAATTACGCACGGAGTCCTCTATCCATTGATCCCATCTCGGAAATTTTTTCACGAGCAATTTTTTCACGAGCTTCACAACCCACGCCTCAGCAGCGGCAGCCTCAACTCGTGATGTTAAATCATCACGAGTTTTTTGAAATTTGTTGATTAGTTTTGCAGCGATTGGTTCAGCAGAAAAAAACGTATGAAATTGTGACATTTAGTAAACTATATAAACGTTTAAATAGGGTTAAAATTTAAAAATTTTTCTTCACATATTTATCTAAAGGCACTACCAGTTGTCCATTCGTGTCAAGTTTAAAACTTGACACAGGTTTAACCGGAATCTGCTGGATTTTTTGTTTCACGCTGTAGAATATTGACTGTGTTTTTTTGCTTTATGTCTAAGGCCTATTGTCTAAGGCCTCAAAACAGCCCTGAGATTATTTTCAAGAGCGATTCCTCTTCCTCCTCGACTGGAACGGTCGTTGTTGTCGCTCCCTTAAATGTTCTGTCCGTTCTCTTATCTACAAGCGAATCCAGCGTGGTCAGTTTCTTGCACAGTGAAGGATGGACGTAGGTGTCAAGTGTATCGGTGCCAAGCAGGTAGTAAATGTCGCATTTCTCGGTTTGTGATATGCGGTGAATCCTATCTTCAGCCTGAATCATACAACCCGGTACCCAATAAAGCTCGCCAAAAACACATTCCGACACGCGCGTCAGTGTAACGCCCGTCCCTGCCGCCATAATCGATAAAATGGCAATTCTAATGGTGTCGTCTTTTTGAAAGTTTTCCACGTTCGCTTGGCGCGTTTTGGCCGGCGTCGAGCCATCAATACGCATGTAATTGTACTTGTCGGCCACCGCTTCCTCCACAGCATTCAAGACCACCTGATGGTAGGCGAAAAATATAAACGAACGTCCCTCTTCAAGAGCGGCAATCACCCACCGAGCAATTGCCTCGCATTTCGCTAACGACGTGGCTACAAATAACTGTGAGATGGTTTTCTGACGCTCGAACATCTGAAGACGCTGCTGTTCAGAGCCGGACGGTAACTTATATAACGTTTCGTTCAATTTTTTCCACTGACGAAAACCGGCTTTTACATCGCCCAGCAAATCGGTTTTCACCTCCAACCATATAGTGTGTCGCGTCTTTGGTGGCAATTGCGTGAGGACGTCACGTTTCAGACGTCTGACCATAAAACCCTTTCGCAACACCCAGTTCAGCTCATAATCTAAACTAGAGCCGCGGTCGTCGTAGCCAAAGGGCGTAGGCTTCCCGTCACAATAACGCTTGGCGTACGAGGAGTAATTCTTCACATACGATGGCCTCAACATCATCAATTGTGAAAACAATTCAATGGGACGATTGAGAGCAGGTGTTCCAGTCACAAGCATGGCAAATTTGGCCGATTTTACCAATGGTGTGCACGCTTTGGTGCGCTTCGTCTTACGAGACTTAACGTAGTGTGATTCATCGCAGACAACAACGTCAAAGACGCCGGTGGGTATCTTGAGGGCCGCTAACATATCGTACGACACAATACACGCCTCGCCTACGAGCGTTTCCTTGCCTTTTTTGACCAATTGTCCGTCGATATTGAGCCATTCTTTCAGTGCATGTGTCCATTGGTAGCGCAAATACGACGGACAAATGACCAGAACACGCGCTGGAAGACAGTGAGCAATAAAAGCGAGCGCTTGTCTCGTCTTGCCAAGTCCCATGTCGTCAGCCAACAAACATCGACCACCGTATTTATCAAACGCTTGTTCGACACCCTCCTTTTGGTACTCGAACAAGGGCTCCCACAACGCTGGTGGTATTTTCGTGACATCGAACGTTGGCGTTACCACTCGTCGACGTACTTGCCACACATAGGACGGAATGGCGTCGACCGTAAAGTTGTCACTGGCCGAAACAAGTGTGCGCACATCAACGGCAGCCATGTCAAAGGTTTTGCGCTTGTCATCGACGTGACACAATTTCTTTAAGTCAGAGACGTCTTTGTTCGACATTTTGTGCATTTTGACGCGCACGGTGGCGTCATTGACCACAGAAAGTTGTATGTTTTTCTTGGGAGGTTGTTTACGACAGAAACGTGGCATGATTCTTTACAAAATAGTAGGAGTAAATATATAAATTAGATTATTCGTAACGTTGGTGATTATTATCAATTATATTCAACATATTCTTTTTATCAAATTAATCCGAAACAAAGAATGAACCATTCACTCCTTCCTCCACATTCTATTGTCATGAATCTCTCATCAAATCATTCGTCAGTGTCTACAGACGGTGGTACTTCACCTGTTCTCGGTCACATTCACCAGTTAATAATAATCGCAGTCGCATTGATTTTTTGTATATGTTCTCTATACACATTGATCTATTGTATAGAGACAACGGACGACCGACGACGACGAGGACGACGACGACTCACTGTAACACCTTCAAATTGTTGAACATGGTTGTCTAGCCAATTAGCGAAGCGTTAATAATCACCACGATGTCCCCACTCCAGGCTGTATTTGACGACTGGCGGGCTGACGTTTATTTTTGGCAAAATTTTGTTGACCACATCCCTGTTCTTCTTGTCCATAAAATGGTCACGCGCAATGGCGTCGTGAACACTGTACCAAGCACCATTGCGCGTCTCTTGGCGGGCCTTTTCTTTATCACCGTCGTCAACATTGATATCGGGAATTTTTTTGAACCATGAGTGCGGGCAACGCCAGCCGGCGAACCCTTTAGGACGACGGTCTGCATCTGCACTCTCCCAGGTGTCTTCCATATTCTTTTTATCCATTACCGTCTCGAAGATGGCCACGGTTGAATATTCGTTAGTCCTACTTGAAAGGTATCGGTCAGCCCAACATTTGAATATTGCTTGGCCATCTTTGAGTACGAGTCCCGCTTCTTCGTCTGTTTCCTTTTTAAGTGTTTTGACAATTGTGGCGGATTCTTTTGTAGGGCCACCGTCGTTGCCTCCCATGACGAGCTCGTGGTAGTAGTGTCCAGCGATTTGTGCCGTGGTGCTCATGAGCATTTCATGCAGGTGGTTCAACTTTTCGTCGGAAACATTGAAGCTGAGGCCAGCGACCGCAGCACTGGCCTCAGCTTCATCTTCAAAGCAAAGTTTGGGAGCCCATTTCTTGCTCAACATATGCGCCAAGATGTAGCGCGCTTGCTCAGTGGCATCGTACGTTTTGCCGAGAAACGTCAGCGTGTTGGTAACAGTGTACACCTGATGGGGCGCACCTTTGAATGAGCCTCCCTTGGGGAAGAATTGCTCACCCCATCCAGCTTTTACCCCATCGGGCCAAAAGTGGCGGTCGCCCTCCATCAACCAGATGAGCAACGTCCCAGAAGGCTCGAAACACGTGATTACGTTCGCAATACCATTGACATCATACGGGGGGTTGTCCAGAGTGTCTTCTTTCGTTTCACCAGTGGTTTTGAGCGCGGCTTTCTTGACATGTTGGTGTAACATTGTTTTGTTGTTAAATGTTCTTTATATAGTTTGATTTTGCTATTTCACACTCCGACTTGCATGAAAATATAAACTTTTTAATTGGAATCAAATCTCAGAAAATATAAACTTTTTAATTGGAATCAAATTGGCGCTGCGCGACATCAAATCTCAGAAAATCTACAAGAATTTTAATTGGAATCAAATTGGCGCTGCGCGACATCAAATCTCAGATGCCGGCACACAATTTAAATAATCCTAAAATACTTTAGATAAATATATTTAACTGCTTATGGCAGAGACAACCATGTTTTCGCACGAACTACATTTGATGCGACTGGTACAACAGAAACAATACACAGATGCCATTTATTACGCGCGTCCGTACATGGACGAGTTCAATAATATTGGTAAAGACACGGTGCTTATGGCCATTTTTCACGTGCTTAATCGAAATAAAATCGTTGCAAAGCAGCACATTGTCCTTTGTCTACAACTCTATAAGAAAATTAATGTCGGTCCCACTCTTTATTCACAACCTTCTGTAACAAAACTGTTGGTCCGTTATCACTTAATTTAGTAATTAAACAATTCTTTTTTCCCAATGATTTACAAAATATCTTTAGCAGATGGGTCTGAACGTCCAGTCATAAATTGTATGGACCAATACAAAGCAATCATAAATGTTATCACCAAATCATCATTTCCCTGGTCCTTTCCCGAATAGACAACCTTTGGAATATTATAATCCTTGCCACGTGGTACCACTATTTTACTAAAGATGGAGAGCTGCTTGCGAAACATTTTTTTCACGCGCGCTTCCCGAGCATTGGCATCGCCATATGGATTGGCACACACAAATTGCGACGCATACCAGATTCCCTCGCCGGCGAATCTGTCGACCGCCGTGTTGGAGTACAACTCTTTGCGTTTGTGCGTCGTGATGACACCTGGTTCTCCCCGTTCCATGAGAGAACGACATTTTGGAATATCTTTCAACATATGGGACATGTGCGACGCCTCGTGGCCGAGATTCGATTCGGGGACAAAGATAATGAATGACGACACAAATTTTGCGCGTATGGCGCGGACATGTGTTTCAAGCAAATTACGAATCTCACCGTGGCCTTTCACTGCATGGGATTCCATTCCACAGATGGCGAAATTGTTGGCGTCTTGATACAATGAAACGATGGCCATTTGTGAAGAACCGCCACCATTGGGGTCGCACGCCACGAAGATAACACGTGGTGTTGTCTGTGATGTGTATGGTGGTCTACTAGTAAACATATCGAGCCAATTGTCTTGAAAGATAGCGTTCGAATCGTTGGTCGTCACACCCATCGATTCACGCAGCATATCTTCGGTGTTATCACCATAAATCTGTCGCACCATGTCTTGTTTCCCGCCCGACTTCCATTTGGGCAAGAGATGCTTCATATGGGTACATTTCTCGGGATGAGCAGATAATTTGCAGTCTTCACAGACCATGGAAATTTGAATCTGGTTAAACAGCTTTTCCCCTCCTTGGTCGACCATTTCAAACATCATTGAGTAAAAGTTGCTGGAATCTTGAGGTGTGGAAATGCAAATAAGGGCCGTCGTCTCAAGTTCTAATAACGGAACGATGACCTCGTGAAACATTTTGATTGGCATGAATGCTGCCTCTTCGAGGAGGATAAGGTCACCACCCACACCTCTCAACTTGTCTGACCCGGAGGGATAGGACGCCACCTTGCGGACATCATTGGCGCCTTCGCCGTAGTAATATAAAAACTCACCCTTCTTTTTACAACTGGATGCGTAATCCGTGCCCAACTCTTCGTCAATCAATTTGACAAATTCATACACTTTGTCAAGCATGGCATCCGAAGCACGTCGACCAGTGGAGAAAATACACAACTGAGCCTTTTCTACTGACAAAAAATAGCTGGCGACAAACATTGCCACGGCAGTTGTTTTGCCAAAGCGTCGGGGGGTCAGACAGAGACATTGTTGTTTCAGATTGGGCCATTCGTTCATGGATTTGATTTTGTCCATATCAACCTCTGGGTCATCTTTGTACAAGTGGAGAGCCACTGACTGTAAAAACGATTCATGAAATTGCTTTTGCATTTCTGAACGGTCGTACCCCTTGACATGGTCCAAAAAATGTCTTATTTTGGCCAAACGGACGTCACCGTAGTTTTTTTGTTTGGTCTTCACTTGATTTGTGACGGTTTCGTAATGGGTTTTCGGTTTGAGGGACACCAGTGAGTTGAGCATTTCTTTTTGGTAGTATTCGTAGGCACCTACAAGCAAAGGTCTGTAGGACACTCGTGATGAGTTGTTGACACGACGCTTTTTTGCGACGTGTTCTTCGTTCGAAGAAGAGTGCATTTCTTTAGAGAACGAAGGTTTTATAGTCCACTTTAAGACGTGACAACACAAGATACTATTGCATTTTCTTCATTAAAGTTCCACTGTATTTTGTGTTTTTGAAGTTTTTGTATGGTTTTTGAATCGGTAAGTATCAGATATTCAGAGTTAATTGCCAACCAATCTCCAACACAGTCAGATGGATTCGTTATAGATTCAGAAAAAACGTGATATTCTTTTCCTTTATGTTTTGCAAATTTATAATCCGTAAGAATTGTATTGGTTATCGTGGTTGTTGACATTGTTGGTTCCACACTAATACACAGTTATATGAGATCTACAACAGTTCAAATGGATTTATCAAAACTACAAGAATTTTAATTGGAAGTCGCAGAGCGCCTCAGAAAATCTACAAGAATTTTAATTGGAATAAGCACCTGCCGTGCGGCAATTGGAATCAAATCTCAGAAAAGAATTTTTTAAATCTCAACATTTTAATTGGAATAAGCACCTGCCGTGCGGCAATTGGAATCAAATTTAATTGGAATCAAATTTAATTGGAATCAAATCTCAGAAAAGAATTTTTTAAATCTCAACATTTTAATTGGAATCAAATTTAATTGGAATCAAATCTCAGAAAAGAATTTTTTAAATCTCAACATTTTAATTGGAATAAGCACCTGCCGTGCGGCAATTGGAATCAAATTTAATTGGAATCAAATTTAATTGGAATCAAATCTCAGAA